CTTCTTCTGAGACGTCCACCAACACTGTGGACGTCTCAGAAGAAGTGGACCGGATCGCAGCGCTTCACCCCGATGGCGCAAAGATCCGAATCACCCTTGAGACGGTGGTCTGACAAGAATCATGTGAAACGAGAGACGCCCCGTGCCAGTGGCACGGGGCGTCTCGCTGTTGGTACGTCTCACGGCTCCCAGTCGAACGCCGGACCGGACCACGAGCCCCGCTTCACAGCCGTCTCAACGGCGTCTCTCGTGTACCCCCGGGCGCGCTTGCCCTCCCAGACGATGTTCTGCCCTGGTGAGACGTTGCAGTGACCCATGAGCCGGCCCAGAGCGTGCACCGTGATCTTGCCCGGCAGATCGTTGACGATGACCTGAGACGGTAGGTCATCGGGCTGACCGTGCGCCCGGAAGATCGTGAGCATGTACCGCAGGATCGGTGGGACGCCCTCGGGAATCGACGAGACGTCCCGTAGCCGCGTGTCATCGTCTCCCAGCTCGACCGTCTCAAAGTTCGCGTCGACCAACTGCTGGAACGTGTCATCGTCCCGCTTGGCACGTCCCGCCGCGATCGCGTCCTGGACCACCTGGCGTCCCTTCGAGCCGTCGTACTGAGACGTCTCAGCCGTGTCACTGGGACGCGTCTCGGGCTGGGACGCTGGGACGGATGACACGCCCTGAGGCGTCTCGATTCCTAGCGTGTCACTGAACCGCTTCCACCGACCCTGATATCCACCTGGGACGCCGGCGTCCAGCAGGGCGGTATGAACGAACTCAGCCGTTCCCCGATCCAGCTCGGCGGTCCAGCGGGCATTCGTCTCAGCGATCCCTGGGATGGTCTTCGGCTCGACCCAGTAACCCTTCGCCGGCATGACGCGGGACGAGCCCGGAGCCTGCATGAGGAACGTGCCTCGGTACTTGTTGTCATCGGCCAGCTTGAACAGCCCCTGAGCCATCTGGCCATCCGGGAAGATCGAGCGGGCGTCCATGGCATCGCTGACACCCAGGCCGAACCGGGCATCCAGATTGGCCTTCATCGATCCGCTGCCGACCATGTCCAGCACGGCGCGCTGGGTCGCGAACAGCCAATCGAGGTAGCTCGACCGGCCAAGCGTCACGCCGTCCTGCGCCAGCTGGACGCGGTTCGATCCGCCGTAGCGCCCGACGCCGGTGATCACTGACGCTTCCTCGACGATCACGATCACCGACGGCATGGCGGCCGTCGGCCCGGTCTTGCCCGGCAGCTTCGAGCGGTACTTCCGGACAGCGTTTGCCGCCAGCAGCACAGCGTCGAACTCCGCTTCGGTCACCGCAGCCCAGTCGATCACGGGGCGCTCAGTGACCAGGTCCAGGAACGGCTGGAGCCAGGGCCGGACCGTCTCCCCGCCCTTGCCGTCGAGCATCCAGACAACGGCGTCCGTGCACCCGGTCAGGTGTGCCAGGTGAGTGTTGATCAGACCCGACTTGCCCTTACCCTTCAGGCCGACCATCAGCGCGGCGATCTCCCGGAACGTGATCGTGCAGATCTCCCCCGTGGCGTACTGCCCGAGCGGAATCGGCTCGTTGACGCTCTTCGGCCCCCGGTCAAACTCCAGCGGCAGAGTCTCCGCGAGAATGTCCCGCTCGAAGACATGGAGCTTCACCTCGGCGGCCGTGGCTCCCTTCTCGAACTCGAAGGTAACTTCCAGGCCGGCGCGGGCGGCCGCGATCTCCAGCTGCTCCGTGAGGTCCTTCAGCCGGCGCAGCGTGAGGGAGCCGTTGACCGGCAGCAGCAAGATGATCGTCTTGCCGGCGGCGAACGGTACGCGGGTCTTTTCCTTCAGGCCCTTGGCCCCGATCTGCTCCAGCAGTTCGACGTACCGGCCCCTGCTGGCCGCCTTCTCAGCTGCCTTGTCCGTGTCGGCTTCCTTCGCCTCGCGCTTGCGCAGCGCCTGGTAACTCATCCCGAAGATGATCGCGCCGGCCGCAGCTGCGAGGGCCGGGCCGCGATGCCAGGGGCTGGTCGCCGTGACGTAAGTAAGTAAGCCGGTGGTACCCGCCATGAGCAGGAAGCTGAATCGCTTGTAGATCGCCACCAGCGGTGCGAGGACCGAAGCGCAGCCGCCGACGGCCCCGACGTACCGCGCGGGTACGGCGTCTCCCAGGAGGTGCAGCACGATGGCAGCGGCGTACACCAGGGCGACCCACAGGATCGGCCCGAGTACGTGCCAGTGCTGGAACTCCTCGTCTAGGAACGAGGCGGGTTGCTTGCGTCTTGTCATCTCACATCACCCCTCGCACGATACGGCTGACTGTCGATTCACTCACGGAAAAGGCCCGCGCGATTTTTCTTCCTGAGAAGCCCTCGGCATGCGCGTCTCGTATCTTTCGGACAACTTCCGGATCGATCCGCGCTGGACCTCCAGTGCGCTTTTGTACTGGCTGATGGTCACCTTTATTCCAGCTTTTGCCCCGAACAACAGCACTGATATTGCTGGCTGTGATACCAAAATCGGACGCGATCGAGACTGAACTCTCCCCATCGGCGTATCGCTCTCGAATGACTACGACTTGCTCAGCTGTGAGCTTGGTCGCCGTTCCGTTGCTCCCCGTTCCCGCTTGAACCATGTCCGCCGTGTTCTGCTTCTGGTTTCCGTCGTAGACGTGCGTTGGATTCCAGCAACCTGCCTTGTTACAGGAGTGGTTGAGCTGTCCGCTCGGTTCATCGTGAATCAGGCTGTATGCGTAGTGCACTGCGCCGATCTTCCGGCCTTTGACACCGACACCGGGCCGACCTTCGGAGTACTGAGCTTTGAAAGGCCAATCGAGCCAGCACACGCTGGCGTCACGAGTCCGCACCGCATGCTCGATGTACTCCCGGACTTCGCTATAGCCTCTCGGCTTTCCCTTGGTAGCTGGCATACCACAAGTGTCCCACATAACCACTGGCTTATGAAAGCCGTGACTTATATTGCAGCTCAGCAAAAAGCCCCAGCACCAGAGACGCGGGTGCCGGGGCTTTCAGTAGCTAGGCTACTTAATTCGCTTCCCGCTCGATCCTCCGGAGCTGGGACCTGAGTTTCTTCGAAGCCATGGCCTCACTCACCCTGGACGACGCAAGAGGGACGATCCGGCCAGATGAGTGCCTGAGCCTGAAGGTGTGGCTGCCGCGCTTCAGCTTCTCCAGCTCCCAGCACCCCCGCCCGATCGCCTCTTCGACGATCGGGCGGAGATCCTTCTGTACGCGGTGGATCGAGATCATGAATCGACCGGCCGGCCGATGAGCTGAAGCGCGGCGACGATCTCATCAGTTGTTTCGCTGAGGTACAGCGACTGCCCTGATCGCAAGATCATGACCGTTCCGGTCGAGATGACCCGAAGGCAGTCGATCGCTTCGGGGTTGACCCATACTTCCGTGCTGGAATGCGACTGAAGGGTGCCCCGCCGCTCTGTGAACTTCAGCAGTCCGATCATTGCGCGTTCGTGTCCCAGATCTGTTCGTTCGGGCGCGGAGCCTCGATCCGGGCCAGCTCGGCTTCGTGCTCCTGCCGGAAGGTGGCGTGTACGTCCTGCGCCAGGCCGGACAGGCTGCTGAAGGCCGCTCCGAGATCGCGGGTGCTGTCGGCGACGGCCGGCCCGAACGGCATGTCCGAACTCATCCGGTCGGCCAGCACCGTGTAGGCCATCCCGATGTTGGTGAACAGCTCGTGCTGCATGGCCAGGTAGCGCTCCATCTCGCTAGCCGATCCCGGCTGGAACTGCGCGAGCTGGTTGAACGCTTCGGCGATCACGCCGTGAGGATCTGCGGACATCTTCGGTACCTCCGTGGTGGTTGGGGATGACGTTGCTGATGTGGCCGGAATCGCGTGGCGCGGTCCAGGTTCTGTCTTGACTTTCGGCAGAGGAATCGTGGTCTGCCGCCAAGCCGGGTTAGGGGTCTGGGGGATCCGAGCCTGAATTCGATCCCAGTGCCAGCGGCTGTAGATGCCTGGCAGCTTGCGAAGCCATAACGTCCGGGTTATACCTCTGAGCCATAGAGTCCGCCGAGCTTTCCGCCGTTGAGCCAGGCTCGGCCGCTTGAACGTCGAGCCCTTCCGTACCGGCAGGCCGACGGCCAGACGGAACAGCTTGCGGGCACGGGTCCGCTTGAACGTCTTCGGACGGCGAACCGACCGGCTAGGGCTGCGGTTCGCCGTCCGGTTCAGCCCTGGAGTCCCCAGCCGGCGTGCTCTCCTCGTCGTCCGTCCATGACGGCGGCCAGGTGTCGCGGTGGTCCGCTTCAGAGGATTGCGGGTACGCGAGTGCAAACCGCTCGGGCTGGTCCGCTTCAGGGGGTTCAGGCTGCGCCGTCCAGAGCCGGATTTCTTCGGGGAGGTCAACCGTCGCGCCAACCCACCCCCCGATTGACCCCGACTGGAGGGGCGGCGTGTAGAAGATCGTCCCCGTGTCGACGCCTTCGGCAGGAGGGAAGAGCCTTTCCCGCGTGCCGGGGATCGGCTGCCCTTCCGGGTCGAGCTTGGTGATCCAGGCTTCCGATGCGCTGACGACTTGCCTGCCATCAGCCGTGATGCTGAGCCGGGCTTGGCCGGTGTCCGGGTCGGGGTCTTCGGCAGACGGCGCGGCTTGGCCGCCACCCCAGCAGATCGCCCCGCCTTCGGAGTCGTGCGGGACGGCAATCCCCTCGACGCCTTGTGCTTCGGCAAGACACCTCCAGCACCAGCTCTGGCCCTTGAACGGGTGGTCTTGGGCAAGAGGGATCCAGCTCGGTCCGCGAGTCCCTTCCCACTCTTTCGGCCAGCGGATCGAGAGCGCGTGCTTGCCGGGGAACCAGTCCGGCCGCGCCCTCGCCCACCGGATGAATTCGAGCCACTGCCCAAGAGTCCTCGGCGGCTCTGGTTTCCCGTCAACGGCCATGAGAGCTTCCCTCCGTTCGTCGAGCGGCGACCGGACGGCCGACGCGGGTTCTTCATACGGTGCCGCGTGTAGCCCGCTCCGACAACGGCAACGGTGCCTCCGGCAACAGCGATCCAGCCACCGACGGCCAGCAGTGTCACGGCACCGGCCGTGCCGACGACAGCACCTGTGATCGTTGCCACCGACCGCAGCGACATGCCCGGCTTGGGCGGCTTGTCGGGCTTCGCTTCCAGTTCGCTCATCGCTGGATACGCCTTCCCTCGGAGGGCCAGGTCTTCATACGCCGGTGCGCCGTCGACTTCGAGGTACCGATCATTTCGGCTACCTGGCTGGAGGACATGGTCCGGCCGGAGTCGATCCAGGCCTGGAGTGCTGCTTCCTCGGAGACCGACGCGGAGACCCTGTTCACGATGTGAAGCTTCTGCGGTTCGGGCTTCGGCTCGGCGAACTGCTGGAGAGCTTCCGGCACGTCAACGGCAACTGCTCCCGGATGAACGTCGTACGTCTGTGCGTACCGCTCTTTGGCTGCCTGAAGGTCCGCCACCGGATCAGCCTTCGGGTCATCCCAGGGAAGGCTGCCGGGTGCGGGAAGGTTCTCTTTGAACTCCGCCAGGGCTTCCGCTCCTACTCGCTCGGCATGCGCGCCACGCTCGAACGCCTTCGCGCTGATCTCCTCGGGCGTGCCCTGCCACTCGATCGGCAGCTTGCTCTCGTGGCTGATCGACAACAGCGCCGTCGCGGCGACCAGCATCAGGCCGTCCACGGCGAGCGGACCGAGGTGGGCGTTGGCCCAGTCCTCGCCCCAGTAGGTCATCAGCCCGGCCAGGTGCCGGTACGACAGGATCGCGGCGACGGCTGCGACGAGGATCAGGCCGGCGATACGGGCAGCAGTCCAGCGCTTGCCAGGCTGCCAGTTGACCCGGGTCAGGATCTCGATCGTGAGCATGAGCGCGAGCGGCCAGAAGGCAGCGCCGGCCCACTCGCCCGGCTTCATGCCGTCGCTGGCCGCGTGGCCGACGTTGCCCGCGATCGAGACGCCGATCCCCAGCAGAAACGACAGCCACGCGATAACACGGCCGGACTTGGGGGTCATCACGAGGACCGCCTTTCAGGGAGCTTGTAAGTGGGGGCATACAGGCGGACCAGCCAGCACACGCGACCGCTGTAGATCTCAGCCACGTAGATCTGTGCGCACTGCGGGCAGCGCCACTGATCACCGGGGTAGGCCGCGTTGGGCTTGCTCTTGCAGTGACAGCGATGACCGTGGCGTCCGTGCCTGCGGGCCAGCAGTGGCCCCAGGAACTGACCGATGGCGGAGAAGAATCCGCGCAGTACTGCCAGGGCGATCATCGCTTGCCCCGAGACGAGATGTAGATCGACGTTAGGCCGCTTCCGATCGCGAGGCCGGAGATGAAGGCCGTGATCAATGCGGCGATCATGCTTTCACCGCTTGCTGAGTCAGCGCGACCAGCACGCGTATGGCGACGTCGGGCCGGCAGCGGGGCAGGACGACATCGTCCAGCGCCCATTGACCTTCGAAGGCGTCGAGCACCGCGTGGAAGTCGCACATGCCGTGGTTACCGACGGGACGACCGCACTCCCGCTCCAGGCTGTTGACGTAGCGGCAGGTCATCAACGCGAACTTGCCGGGCGGCCAGGTCACTTCGCCTCCGCCATCTTGGCCAGGCGGGCGGCCAGCTCGGCGCGCTTGGCCGCGAGCCTGTCGGTGCGAACCTTGGCCACGTCGGCTGCCAGCTTCGGGTTGGTGGCGTAGACACCGGTCATCATGGGGAGTTCCTCTCTGCGGGTGTTGCTGACAAGTAGAACATTACGGCAGTGTAGATCAGTGGTCAAGTGGGAAACGCGACAGGTATTACTTGACACCGTATCTTGATAGCCGTACTGTCTTACCTGTCAGCACAACGAGAGGGAGAGACCGTGGAACTGTGGAAGCTGGTACGGAATGAGACCGGCTACTCGGAGCCGGAAGCCATGATCCTGGCCGCCGAGAACGAGGATCAGGCACGCCGGTGGGCCGTCCGCCGCTGCCGGAACGAGTCCTGGGTGGCCGAATGGATGTTCGAGGACGAGTCAACCTGTGTCTCGGTCGGCACCGCGCTGGAGAGCATCGAAGACGGCGAAGTCATCCTGATGTCCGTGAGCCCCTCATGAGCGGCTGGGTGTGGTTCGGCGTCGCGATGGCAGGTGCTTCCGTCTTCCTGTACGGGATCATCACTCTGCTGGCTCGGCGCGAGACGCTGGATGACCTGATCGACCTCGGAGACGACGAGTGAGGCTGGCACTGTTCGCCGGCTGCCTAGTACTGGTCTGGCTGAGCACCTACGCCGATGATCTCGTCGTTCATCTCCTCACTCACTGATTGCCCACAGCAACAAGAAAGAGAGCACATGAAACTCAGGACCCTGGTCGTCGCGTCACTCGCTGCGGCCGTCATGTTCGCCGCCGGCCTGGTAGCGAACGACACGCATTTCAGTCTGGCCAGCGCCACGGCGAAGCAGTCGATACCGCACCTGGCGCAGAAGCAGGCCATCGCGACCACGGCGACCGGCGACTGCACCCTGTACGGCTCCGGCTGCCTCGGGTCGTACGCGGCTGGAACACACGGCGTCGACGGAGATCCGGCCACCGCCGATGTCCTGGTCGCCGGTGACAGCATCGTCTACCGCTGCCGGTTCTACCTACGGCCCCGGCTCGCAGCTGCGGGACTGTCCGTCGTGTTCGACTACTGGACCGGACGGCCGACCGAGCCCACCGTCACGCGGGTTCTGTCGTACTCACGGATCTGGCTGCCGGATACGTTCAAGCTGGTCGCGATGTCGACGGGGACCAACGACGTGATGAGTCCCCCTGTCATGGCCGGGCAGATCGAGCGCATGAAGACGATCGAGGCACGGCTCCTGTGGGGCTCGGTGTACGTCGGCCGGGTCAGCACGAAGGTCCCGGACCTACGGAACACCGGCTGGGTGAACCAGCAGATCATGGCGTCCGGCCTGCCGACCGCCGACTGGTTCGCCTTCCTGGCCCAGAAACCTTCCCGCATCGCCGCGTACATCCTCCCCGACGGCACCCACCCCACCTCCAGTGTCACGCCCACTCTCGGGGACAACACCGGCTGTGATGCCTGGGCTGCGTTCTACACGGCCCGGATCGTTGCCGAGGTCAACCGATGAGCTGGGCCAGCGAGCACGCGCGGAAGTACCCCGGGCATCGCGCGACAACGTCAGCCAACAACCCCGGTTACTGCCTGGATTGCGGTGAACGTCCACTGACGTACGACCTGGCTCAGCCCCTGGTCCCTACCAGCAATGTCCGTGAGGCAGCTGAGCGCTTCCAGTCCGCGATGGACGAGGTACGTCGGGCCAGCCGCGCGATCGAGAGCGAGATCCTGAGACTGGAGATCTACGCGCGGGAGCAAGCCGGCGACTTCGAGCACAACCACCTGGCCCGCGCGGCGTATCGCGACATGGCCGACCAGCTGAAAGCCTTGCTCGGCGGGTAGATGTGCTGTACTGTTCTACCTGTCAGCGCGTCCCGTAGAAAGGAAAGGCTCATGCCCGAACTCAGGATCGAATCCGGTCAGAACCAAGACGGCCTCAACATCCGTGTCGAAGACACGATCTCAGGCGTCACTATGGTCAGGTTTCGGCTGAACCCCGAACAGCTCTGGGACATGCTGAAGGGCGGCTCCGTCCGGCTGGAAGGCGAGATTGCTAGCCAGCTCGATCGGATCGGCAAGCAGATGATCAACGACTCGATCATCTACTCGCGGGCTGAGCTGAACGGGATCCCCTATGCCGAACAGCTGGAGTGTGCGGAGCGACTTGCCCGACAGACGCAACCAGACTGGGACACCTATTCCGCTCGCCGGCAGGGTGGCGGCTCCAGCGGTGTCCTCGTTGTGATGCGCCGCTGGGAATCGGATGAGGACTGATGGCGACCGATCGAGGTCTGGACGCCGTTCTCTACCGATCCGAGAACCGTGAGCCGTCCGTGGCGATCAACGTGCAGGGCTTCGATTACGACAGGTCGCAGCACAGCAACGGCACGACCCTGCTGATCAAGGATGTGACCGCCGAAGACCTGCGCGAGTTGGCAGCTGGCCTGCTGGACATCGCCGAAGGGCTGGGAACCTCCAGGGACGTCAAGCCGACACAGGAACCCGCAAGCCCCATCGTCGATCTTGTCAGCGCTCTTCGCGAAGCCGTCGACGCAGCTCGCAAGAGACGGCTAGCTGAACGCGACTGTCCTGGGTGTGACCAGAACGGCACTGGGCTGGAGAATCACCGCAGGGACTGTGAGCGCAACCCCGCCAACAACTAGCGGCCGGCGGATGGTCGTACGACCCGCTTCGAAGCCAGGGCACTCTTACCGGTGCCCTGCTTCGGCGTCTCCGCCGTTCCCGTCGACACGACACTGTCAGCACCCGGGATCTTCAGGCAGCGGTAAGCGGCATAGCACGATGCGTCGATCCGGCCGGGAGATTCTTTGCTGTCCTCTTGCCAAGTCGTCCACTCGCTGCTCAGGTTCAGCACGAAGAGACCCCAGAAGAGAACCTTGCCCAGGGCAACCTGTACCGAGATCGGCTCAGCCCTTACCCGCTTGCCTTTCTTCGCGTTGACCATGACGATTCGCGGGCACGGACCCCACTCCTCTTCACCGTTCTCTATGGCCTCCTCAGACAGGCTGTTCCACACCGAGCGCAGCAGGAACTTCGCCGTATCGCCGCCGTAGTTTTTCTCATAGACGATCTCGTTCGCGTCGATCTCATGGGCGAGAACACAGGCAGCGTGGGTCCACTCGTCCGAGCCCATCTGAGCTGACCGATCGTGGGTCCAGATCAGCCGGCCGTCCTCCATCAGCCCCGCGCCGATGATGCCGGCCACGTCACGGCCACCACCAGACGGGTCGATCGACACGACGGTCTTGACGAACTCCGGCAGCTCCTGCTCGCGCCATGTGGCGGCCGCAACCTGCTCCTCAGTCAGCAACGCGCCCTCGATCGGCTTCGGGTCGCCCTGGTACAGGCTGAACCAGTCGCGTTGTGTGCTGGATCGGCGCTTGTCCTCCCAGTGCGCCAGGGCAGCTGCTTTGTCGCCCTCAGCGATCCAGGGGTGAGGCAGCGGCTCGCCGACGGCCCGGCCCAAGACGTCATCCTCACCGGCGATCGCGGGCAGGTTGATGACGCGCACCCGGCCGCCCTTGGCCTCGTCACCGTGCAGCTTGATCAGGCGGCCGATCGGGTCGTCCTCGTGCCATCGGGTCGCTACCATCAGCGTGACTCCGCCCGGCCGCGTACGGCTCACGAGAGAGCCTGAGTATTCCTTCCAGACGTTGTCCCGAATGAGCTTGCTGTCTGCCTGTGCACGGCCGGCCAGCGGATCGTCGAGCAGCATCAGGACGGCCGGATAGCCGGAGACGCCGGTGATCATGCCACCGGAGCGCAGGGCTGCGCCGGTCTTGGTCTTCCAGTTGTGCTGAGCCCAGGAGCCCTTCTCTGGCAGCAATCCGAACTCGCCGCCGTACTGCTCGATATATTGCTGCACGACGTGCGCGTGACTCACAGCCAGCTCGGCGGCGTAGCTCATCCGGATGATCGGCTCTTCGGGGTGGCGGGCGTTCCACCAGAACACGAACCAGTTGACCCAGCTGGACTTCCCGGTCTGCGGCGGCATGCTCAGCGTGGCCATGTCGATCACGCGGGCGTCGAGATCCAGGGCCAGCTGGTCGAGCACATCGTGATAGCTGCGGTGGTGCCAGCGGTCGCCGAGCAGACGTGCGGCCAGATCGGACGGCGTGCGGTCGGTGCAGAAGGTCTGCTGCTTCTGCTGGATGATCAGCTCTGCGCGCAGCCGGGCCAACAGACGCTCTTTGCTGGACTCGTCCCAGCAACGCCAGTCCGCCGGCAGCGCGAGATCGAGACTCACGTCTTGCACTCCACCAGCCACATGCCGCTGTGCATCGGGATCCAGATCGGAGGTTCGCTGGACTCAGCTTCAGCCATCAAGCGTAGTTCCAGCTCCAGGATCAGTTCCGGGTACATGCGGGTACGCATCATCTCGGAGACGATCTCCCGGCCGTTCACCCTTCCACTCGCCGTACGGCCCACAGCTGGCGGCGAGCCTCGATCGGGATGGGGTCGAACATCATCGGCCCGAGCAAGGCCACTCCGAAGCCGACGCGGTACACGCCATCACCCGGCTTCGCTTCTGACGGCGCGATCAGCTTCCAGCCCTCAGGGGCTGGCGGCGGGTAGAGCATGCCGCGAGACGGGCTGACTGGCAGCATTGGCTTGGGCTGTTTCGCGAGTAGATCGCGCCGAGCCGGATCCTCGCCGTACGACGTCAGTAGCGCAGCGAGATCGCGCGAGGCCATCCGTAGCCCCCACTCCGTACCGTTCGCGAACGCGTCGTCTTCGGTGTCACCGGGGTTGCTGGAGACCCCTTCGAAGCTGGCCCATTTGGTCAGCAACGCCAGAAGATCGCCGGTGCTCGGGGCGCTCATTCGGGGATCTCCGTCCATTCCTGGCCGTCTTCGTCCCAGTAGACGGTGACTGGTTCGTCTGTGTGCTTATCGAACCCGGAGTACCGGCCGTGGATGTCCGGCTCATCGCTCAGGTAGGCCGTCGAGGTATAGCCCGGTGCTGAAGCCAGGTGGTATCCGACCTTCACTGAGAATCGCCTCCTGCTGAGGCTGAGGCTGAGGCTGAGCCGACGTCTGCCGAGCTTTCAGAGGCGTAGAGCCCCTCGGACCCCTGCGAGTTCATGAGACCCACCAGGCGCTCGATTTCGATGTCCTGCGCGGTCTTGACGGTGATCTCCGCCCGGACGGCCGCGTCGAGCCCGAGGAGCTTGCTGCGGCGTACGTGGCTGGCCAGGACGATCCGCGCCGCGCTCTCGTCGCCCTCCTGCGCCCGCTTCAGATTCTTCCGGGTGAGGGAGTCGAGGATGTGCAGCTCGCGCCCGAGGACGGTCGTACGGTCGCCGTAGTGCTGTTCCACGTACTCGGCGCTCAGCCGACCGACCATGTGCTGAGCGGTTGATCTCGGTACGCCGGTAGCCCGCTCGATCGCCCGGAACGTCTCCCCACGGGCGAACATGTCCAGGACCTGCTCGGAGTACGCCTCGTGCCGGTTACGCGACTCAGCGCGCTCCGCTGGGGTCATCTGCCAGCCTGGTTTACCCACGGTCGCCTCCCCGTCCTATAAGTACAAAGTTATACATAAGGACTTGTCCTAAGCCCTTGGGACAGCTTAGCAAGCACTACACGACAGAAGCCCCCAACTCTGTTCCCGCAGAGTCAGGGGCTTGGCCGGTTCCGTTGGAGCGGAGGTCCGGCCCTCTCCAGGAGTTCAAGGCGCTTCGCGGACGCCCCTACGGCTTCGACTGGAGACTGCCTGGCCGGGTCCGCAGTGAGGGACGGACCCGGCCAGCTCTAGGGGGCTGTCTGCCATCCCAGCGGAACGGCAGGTACTTCGGGAGAGAGGCGCAAACGGCATCGGCCACAGCCGGTGTAGTGCTCTCCGCGCCGGCCGTCACGAGTCGTGTAGCCGAACATCCGGACGAACGTCTCCGGCTGATGCTCGCAGTCCTGCTGGAGCGACGTCGAGAGCACCTTGCCGAACAGCTCGATTTCCAGCAGGACGGTCCGGCGGACGCATTCGTCGTACCGCCGGACCGATCGCATCCCCGCTCACCAGCCCTTCGCCGCGCACACAGGGCCGATACCGGCAGCGCGGCTGACCTCGTCGGTCAGAGTGCGCCCACAGCGGCCACAGTCGCCGATCTCCCGGCCGTAGCGCCTGCTGGCCGCCTCGGGGCCGTCCGCCTCGATCTTGGCCAGGAGCGCGTCACGGGCGGTCGGGGAGACCCGGTGCAGCTCGTCGCCGGCCTGGACGTTCACGAAGGTCCGGCCCTCGAAGGGAGCGCGCTGGCCGATGGTCACCTTGACGAACACGGTCTGGCCGCGCTCGCCGGTGACGGCGTACCGGCCCTCGGGGATGTCCGCGTGGGTATCGGTGCCGATCCCGGAGTTACCCGTGGCCTGAAGGAAAACCTTCGGCTGGGTCTTCAGCCAGTCGATCTTGGCGCTGACCTCGGACCAGTGCACGCTCGCCGCCCACTTGCGGATCTCGATCGGCTGGACGTCCGGGAAGCGCTCACGGCTCAGGTCGATCAGGAAACTGATCGCCTTGTCCGTCGCGACCTTGATCGGGGTGACGGTGGCCGTCTTCGGCTCCTGCGGTACGTCGTACCTGACGCCCCCGTTGATCACGTAGTGCTCAGCCTGGTTCCGCTCGATCTGCGCCTGGTGCTCGGCGGCCCAGTCGACGTCGGCATAGCGCGCTTCCACGCGGGCCTGTGCGTCGCCGTTTCCGAAGGTCTGAGCGTTCATGGTTCCGGTCCTCTCACTGAGTGCTGCTGACAGGCAGAACATTACGGACTGTCGAACTGCCTGTCAAGCACTACTTGTCAGCCGGGTCTCCCCAGACGTAGCGATACCGGGCGGCCAGGGCAACAGAGGCCAGCATGAGCAGGCCCGCGACGATGAGCGCGAAGCTGCTGCCGTACTCCATCCAGACCCCGGTGCCGATCAGCACGATCGCGATGAATGCCAGGGCGACGCTCGGGGAAGCCGGGCCGGGTTTCAAGTTCTCGCTCACCACTGCCCCCGTAGATACATCTCAAGCCGATTCGAAACCTCGGTGGATGTGTGTCCGTCGTACTTCGGCGAGTGCTCGATCTCGGGTGTGGTCGCGAACAGGTCCCAGCACCCATCCGGGTAGTGATAGGTGATCTCGCCAGTGGGCAGCTCCGCGCCGACCTTGAACATGCCGGGAAACATGGGCTCGCTGTCCTCGGGGTTATGCCGGCGGGTCCGATAACAGCTCCAGCCCGAAGGGCTGAAGACCCACGAATGGAACATCGTGGCGGTCAAGAGCAGCCGATGCCGGTACAGCTCGCCGACGGTGTGATACCCGTCCGAGGTCGTGTCGTCGGCCAGCATGTACGGCGCGGCGGCTTCCAAGGCGGCCCGAACACCAGGAAGGCGGCAGGTGTCGAGAGTGTGGTTGGCGTTCATGTACGCCGTCCAGGCTTCCCGCTCAGCGCGGTCAGTGATCTTCACTTGCCCTCCAGGGGAGTGACGGCGTAGCCGTTGGCGGCCAGGATCTCAGCGGCCTTCGCCAGCCGGCGCTGCCGGATGATCTCGGCTTCCTGCTGGGTGATGGTCGAGCCGCTGAAGTGCACATCTTCCAGATCTACCCCCTGGTAGGGGTCCTGGATATCGATGTGCTGCTCGATCGTGGGCGGTGCGAACGCCTTGTCAGCGGCCGTGATGTGCACCTTGACCGCGATCTCACCTCGGCGCAGTGACGGCAGGCTCTTGCGCATGCTCTGCACGCCGGCCCGGGAGACCGTCAGGTAGACGATGTCTTTCACGGCTCAGCCGTCCAGGGTCTTGAGGAAGCTGCGCAGCTTGGCGCGGTTCTCTTCGAACATCCGGAACGCGACAGCTCCGGGAGCCAGCTCGGCCGCGACGGTGAACACCGCATCATCGATCCGGGTCAGCATGATCTTGGAACCCTCCGGGTCTTCCAGGAGGAGTCCCTCCGTTGCACTCATCTGTCACACCTTTCCGGTCTTCGGTAGGAATCTCACGATCAGTCCGCTCGGGTCGGCACTGATGTCGGTCAGGCAGCGGAACCCGTGGCGCAGAGCCCACATGCCGGCCGCCCGCCGGACCAGGCGCACGTCGCGGCTGTAGTGGGTGTCCAGCAGCAGGAGGTGAGGCTCTCCGTCGGCCCGGCTCTCCCAGTCGATCTGCGGTTCCACGTTCTCTGTCGGCATGCCTTCACTGTACCACCGAGCCACGCGGTCCCCGTTAGGTACGGGCCAGAGCCATTTCACGCTCAACCGTTAGGTACGAGAGGTACGTACCTAACGGGGACCATTTGAAAATGGAGTTATCCACAGGCTGTGAATAACAGGACTCGCGGGAATGCATGATTTTAACTACTTTAAGTTACTTCTGTAACTCTATGCTTATATTTTACTTAAACTTACTTAAATTTACTGTTTTCAATTTTTCCCCGTTAGGTACGCCGTACCTGTCGTACCTAACGAGACCAGACAGGTACCAGCCGAGCCTCACCCAGTCGGATCGAAGCACATAGTCCATTGCTGAGTGCCCCGGATCGGATCGACTGCCTCCTGCACCGTAATCCCGATCTGCTGGCGCACCAGGTCTACGATCTCGGCTGCCTCCAGGCCCTGACGGCGCTTGTAGGACGGTCGCGCCTCGCTCCAGGTCTTTGGCTGCCCGGGGGTGGCCTGGAGCTTCTTGACGACCGCCAGGGCGGCCTCCTGGATACGACCCTCGACTGACATGCCAGCTGCGGTGTGCTCAACGTCGAGCTGAGCGACTCGACCCTTCAGCTTGTTTTTGCCCATCCGCTCGAAGCACATGTCCTGGACCTGGAACGACAGGTCCAGGAGCCGGCCGGCCAGAGCCCACCACTGATCGTCGATCACGGCCTGACCGTGCAGCATCGCCAGGGCGTAGGCGACCTTCAGCTGAACCAGCATCCGGTGCCCGTTGCGGGGGTCGCCCTCACCGCGCGCCTGCTTCAGCCGCTGGTCCTTGATCTCGTAGGCGATGTGCTCGGGGTACTGGATGTCACCCTCGGGGACCTCGGGCGGGAACCACGGCAGCTGACCGGGCCACTCCGGCAGCTCCTCCACCGTCTCGGGCATGGTCGGATCGTTGCTCGGCACCCACAGGAACCGCTGCGGTGTGCCGACGCCGTTACCGGCCAGTAGCACGTCGGCCTGATCCGGATGGATGTTGATCATCATCAGCATGCGGTAGGAGTTGCCGGGGACGACCCGTTTGCGGCCGCCGGTCTTGGTGTTGGTGAAGCCGAGTTTGCCGCCGGTGAGGCCGGTCCGGATAACCTCGCCGAGCGTCGCGCCGTTACGCCCCTCAGCCAAGCGCTTGAACGACTCGCCCTCGTCGGCCGTGAAGACGCACGCGGAGCCGGCGACCGGCATCAGCACGAGCTTCTGTTTCTCGTCGCCGACGTCGGTCCAGTCGCAGAACTGGTCCACGACACCCTCACCGGTGCCGATCGGCTGAATGTCGTCGTCGGGGTACAGCGCCTCAGGCATCAGGTCCCGGGCGACGGCCTGAGCCGCGCTCTTGCCCGCTCCAGAGTCGCCGACCAGTGCAAACCCGAGATTCATGCTCGCCCGTCCTCCGACCACGGGCGGCAGATACAGGTCGTGCGGCGTACCCATCAGCATCTCCGCCAGCATCCAGGCCATGACGTTCATGGCGCTCACGCCCCGGGAGTGCGCGGCGGCCTGGATGTGCTTCAGCTGCTTGCTGGAGTCGAACAGTCCCGCGATGCCCGAGCCGAGATCGCCGGCCGGGTCGGTGCCGTCGACAGCCCAGGGTGGCGGATCGTAGGACGGTTCGCGCATCGCCTTGCGCAGGGTCGGTGCCCACTTGCCCGAGCACTTCGGGTCGTCGGCCATCACCGACGGCAGGACCTCGGCGTACAGCTGCTCTGCGCGGACCTCGGTCAGGTTCAGCCAGGGCGTCACGACCATCGATGTCAATGACCAGGTGAAATCGGCGGTCAGCCGCTCCCAGCCCCTGAACCGGTCATCGGTCTCCCCGTCCTCCCAGGTCGCCGCCTCGGCCAGCTTGGATCGCCAGTAGGTGACCTGGTCGAGCACGTAGAGATCGGCCTCGGCCCGCTGGTCCTCGTCCAGCTCGGCGTACCCGGGGCCGTCGTACGAGGTCACGACCAGCGCGCGACGGGAGTTGATCAGGTCGGCCAGCTCGGCGTTGCTCGGGTCGGGCTGGCCGTCGATCGCGTCCAGGTGCAGCTCGCCGCACCAGACGTACTCGGCCAGCTCGCCGGTAACCTTCGACGCCTTGACCGTGGGGGCCAGGAAGGCGAAGCCACGCCCGTGGCCGTCCGGCAGCCCGGACTTGACGTCCACGCCGGCCGCAACGCCGTCGAGGGACCGGACATGCAGCGGGGCGATGAACTCGTGAGTTCCCCCGCTCGGCGTACTGGCACACCCCAGCGACATGAAGAAGGGGACCGCGTCCGCCGAGCCACCCTTCTGGGTGTCGATGTCCACGAGGTCCAGCACGACTCCGGTCACCATGCACAGCGCGTCTCCGGGCTGCCATTCGTCAACCACTCCGGGGTCAGGCTTGGTGCGCTGCCAGCGGAGGGGAAGCTGGTAGCCGCCCATCCCCGCCTTCGGATCCCACACGCCGTCAGCGTCCAGCGCCGGCTTGGCGATGAACACCGGAGCGCCGCGCTTGATCAACTCGCGCGTCACCTCCAGGGCATGTCGTTGCGCCTCGGACAGCGGTGTGACAGCCATATCAGTCTCTGTCATACTCGTCATCGATCCTTCCTTGCAGGGGGTCACCAGATCGGCCCCGGACTAGTCGCCTCGTCCGGGGCCGTTCCACATCCCCAGTGATCGAGATCGTCAGTGTAAGACTTGCCGACGGCAAGCTTCCGCAGCTCATCCCGCCCGTCGCTCGGCACGCATCTTCGGCGCGGTGGCGGCGCTCAGCATCGCAACAGCCTGGCCGTTCAAGGATCGGTGCTCCTGCTGGGCCAGCCGGGTCAGCGCGGCATGCAGATCTTTCGGGAGCCGGATCGTCAGGCTCACAGTCTCTCCGCTCATATCCACCCTTTCGGTTGGTAGTGGTGCATTTTGGTGCTAGGGTGACGCTACCACACCAGGACACCCCAAGAGCCTGGTGAGAAACGGTAGGAGAGCACAGTGCAACTGATCCGATTCCTCCCCACGGACGAAGTACCACCCGCGTACCGCAACCCGATGCCGGTGGAGACCATCCCGGTGAAAGGTGACCACGTCTACCTGAACGGCGTGCACTTCGTCGTTGAGAGCCACAGCTACTTCTTCCAGGGCGGCATCGGCGGCCCGCCTTCCCCGGTGCTGGTGAACCTGCTCAAGACCGAAGCCCTCTACGAGGAGCCGGCCCGATGAGCACGCTGAAAATCAAGCCCACCGACGAGCAGACCGCGATCCTGGACGCCTTCGAGTCGGGGCAGGACATCCGTGTCCAGGCCGGCGCGGGCTCGGGCAAGACCAGCACGCTGGTGCTGCTGGCCCGGGAGAAGCTCGACGACACGGGGACTTTCATCGCGTACAACCGCGCGATCAAAGACGACGCGGCGGCCAAGCTGCCGTTCAACACCGAGGCCGTGACGAGTCACTCGCTGGCCTTCCGCGCCGTCGGTGTGAAGTACAAGCATCGCTTGAACGGCAGCCGTCTCACGGTGAAGCAGACCGCCGAGATCATGGGAGTGAAGCCCCTCCAGATCGGCGAGCATCCTGTGTTCGGCAACTTCGTGCTGACCCGTCTCGTGAGCGACATGCTGCGGCGGTTCACCTACTCGGCCGACGACGACCTGAAGCTGGACCACGTATCCGAGATCAACGGCTTCAGCGAGGCCGAGCAGAAGGAACTCGCGCGGTACCTGCTGCCCTACGCCCGCAAGGCGTGGGCGGACATCACCAACGTGGACGGCCGGCTCCGCTTCGAGCACGACCACTATTTCAAGATGTGGGCCATGAGCCACCCGACGATCAGCGATGACTTCCTGTTCCTGGACGAGGCGCAGGACGCCAACCCGGCACTGACCGGCGTCGTGGCGGAACAGACCCATCTCCAGCGCGTGAGCGTCGGCGACTCCGCCCAGTCGATCTACGGATGGCGCGGCGCGAAGGACGCGCTGAAGGTGCTGCCGGGCGATCAGCTCACGCTCAGCCAGAGCTTCCGCTTCGGCGACGCGATCGCGGAGGTGGCCAACGAGTGGCTGGACGTGCTCGACGCGGACATCCGGCTCACCGGCTTCGATCAGGTGGACTCGCGTGTCGTCGGCTGGTTCCCGGACGCCGGCACCGTGCTCTGCCGGACGAACATGGGCTGCATGGGTGAGGCGATGCTCGGGCTGGAGCGTGGCCAGAAGGTTGCGATCGTCGGCGGTACGAAGCAGATCGAGGACCTCGCCAAGGCGTGCCTGGAGTTGCAGGAGAAGGGCAACTCGATTCACCCGGAACTCGTTGCCTTCGGCTCCTGGGATGAGGTCGTGGCGTACTCCGAGGATGGCGGCGAGGACCTGAAGCCGATGGTCAAGCTGATCGGTCGGTACGGCGCGAAGGGCATCTTGTATGCCTGCAACCGCTTCGACAACGAAGAGCGCTCCTCCCTGATCGTCTCGACGGCGCACAAGGCCAAGGGTCGCGAATGGGACTCCGTCCGGATCGGCGACGACTTCAGCCAGACCCCCGACGAAGAGACCGGCGTGATCGAGCTGCCGAAGGACGAGGCGATGCTCGCATACGTCGCCGTCACCCGCGCCCGGAACGTGCTGGCGTGCGAAGCCCTGGACTGGATCCAGACTCAGCCGGTGGTGATCGTATGAGCCAGACAGAAGAAGAGCGTGAGTTCGTAGAGATCGCCCTAGCCGCTGCTGACGCCGGAAACGCCGGCCACTGGCCGACCGTTGCTGGTCACCTGGCAGACGAGGTGCGCCGTCCGCGAAAGGCCATTGCTTCCCACCACTGCCCTTCGCCGAAGCCGGTCGAGCAGAAGTACGAGTGCGGTTGCGACGGAACGCCCCACTGGGGTCCGGCCGGTTGCCCTTCCCCGGGGCTCCGGCATGCGTGAGTCAACCGTGGAAGCGCACCTGTTCGCCGAGGTGCAGAAGCGCGGGGGCTGGTGCCTGAAGCTGGTCCCCACCAAGGCCGGTATCCCTGACCGCATGGTGCTGTTGCCGGGTGGCCGGATGTATCTGGTGGAGCTGAAGCAGCCCAAGGGCAAGGTGTCGGCCATCCAGTTGTTTCGCCATCAGCAGTTGCTGAAGCGCGGCTATCCGGTAGCTGTGCTCTGGACCGTCCCCGAGGTCAACGCCTGGCTGGAGAATCTGCCGGAAACGAAGGGCCGATGAGCGATCAAGACGAGGACACCTGTTCTGTGTTCAGGTCTTCCGTGGACCCTGCTGTCTGGATGTGCAACGTTCCTCTGACGGACGTTGCCGACGGCCTGCAAGCCGCGCGGTCACTCCGGAAGATCAAGTCATACGTGGAAAAGACGGCCGCTCGCTGGCTGGGCTACACCGACGGCGTGTGGACCAAAGATAGCGATGAGTATTGGAACTACCAACCAGCGGGGGATGAATGACGGCGTACCAGCTGCACGATCACCAAGTTGCCGCTGTCAAGCATCTGCACGCCAATCCGCGCGCGGGGCTCTTCTTGCCGATGGGCGCAGGTAAGACGCTGTCCGTGCTGGACGCGCTGACGTCGGATCACCTGCCTGCGTTGGTGGTCGCGCCGAAGCAGGTTGCAGAGCATGTCTGGCCTGAGCAGACCCAACGCTGGCGGCCGGAACTCTCTCTGGCCGCTGCGGTCGGCTCCCCGGCTCAGCGGCTGGCCGCGATCAAAGCCGGTGCGGACATCACCGTGATCAGCAGGGACAACCTGGTCTCGCTTCTCTCAGTCAGGGGAAAGCCGAAGTACCGGACGATCGTGCTCGACGAGTCACAGTCGTTCAAGACCCGTAGCAGCCAGCGCTGGAAGGCTGCGCGCAAGCTGACCAATCTGGCGGAGAACGTCTGGGCTCTCACCGGTACGCCGGCCGGCAACGGCCTGATGGATCTGTGGGCGCAGCTGTACCTGATCGACAACGGCGAGCGGCTGCACGACACCCTGACTAAGTTCCGCTCGCGCTACTGGTACCCGAAGGTCGTACTGCCGAACGGCGTCGTTGCGAAGTGGGAGCTGAAGGACGGAGCGGAGAAGGCTATCTACAAGGCGATCGAAGACGTCTGCCTCCACATCCCACTCGACGACCTGGACCTGCCGGAGAAGGTCGTGAACGTCGTACCGGTTGGGATGCCGGCCAAGGCTCACGCCCTGTACTACGAGATGAAACAGGAGATGGTTGGCAGCATTGAACTGATCGGTGGGGTCGAGATGTTCTCCTCTCCGAGCGCTGGTGTGTTGTCCAGCAAGCTCTCCCAGATCACGGCCGGGGGGATCTACCGGGATCGTGACGACGAGGGCAACCCCGCTGGACTCGTGCGTCTGCATGACGAGAAGCTGACCGCCCTGAAAGAGATCGTTGAGCAGGCCGACGGCCCGGTCCTCGTGTTCTACCGGTTCCGCTTCGAGCAGGAAGCCATCCTGAAGGCGATCCCACAGGCGACCATGGTCACGAGTAAAGGCGCGATCGACGCCTGGAACCGGCGCGAGTTGCCGGTGATGGTGGCTCACCCCGCGTCGGCTGGCCACGGGCTGAACCTCCAGTATGGCGGCAACACCTGTGTCTGGACGTCGCTGTCATGGTCGATGGAGGAATGGGAGCAGGCCAACGCCAGGCTGCACCGGCAGGGCCAGCGCAACCGCGTGATGGTCCACGTCCTCACCGTTCCCGGCACGATGGATGAGAACGTGCTGGCCGCGCTGGAGAAAAAAGTGTCAGTGCAACAAGCTCTGCTTGACGCTCTCGTCTGACGTGCTAAGCTTGACACTCAGTTTCAAGTAACATTTGACAAATCCCGACGGAAGGAATCCTCAGTGATCATCCAGATCGACACGAACAACCTGAGCGACACGGACCTGTTTTTCCTGCGCCTCCTGATCGACCCGTCCAACGTGGACGAGAAGCCGCTGAGCGAACGACTCGCGGCCGACGGCCGTGCCTTCACCCAGGAGCAGGCGGAGAAGCCGACCAGCACCCGGGGCCGTCGCAACAAGCAGCAGATCGCCTATGACGAGGCGCTCGCTCGATTCAAGGGGCCGAACACGGGCGATGGCACGGCGTACGACGCGCTTCAGATGGCTGCTTTCGAGCTGCGGAAGCGTGACGCGAACGATGAGCGCCTGGTCCAGTTCGCGACGATTCAGACCGGGGTGGAGAAGGCAGAGCAGTCCGCGCCTGAGAGCGACGGTCCCGCCGAGGACAAGGCCACTGAGGCCGGGGCGGGGCTCGGCGAGGAGGAGACGGCCGGAATCGACGACAGCGAGGGGCCGGCTTCCGAAGACGTCGGCGGCGTCACCATTCAGGACATCACCAAGCTGGCGACGGATCTGCTCAGCACCGATCGTGAGGCGCTGAAGACGATCCTGAAGGGCTTCGGCGTCCCGCGCGTCTCGGCGGTTCCCGAAGACCAGTACGGCAAGCTGGCCGACGCGCTCACCAAGGCCCTGGCCTGATGGAGTCCCGCGACCATGCGCGGCTGGGTCCTTCAGCCGCGCACCGCTGGATCCACTGTCCGGCATCCGTCCGCGTCGCTGAGTCCCTGGAGATCGAGGGGGCGGACACCGGCAGTGTCTACGCGGCTGAGGGTACGGCGGCGCACACCATCGCCGAGATCGTGGCCAGCCACCACTTCGGGATGATCACTGACGACATGTACACGGCTGCCCTGGCTACGTGGCGGGGCAGCAATGCCGGCGCGGAATGGCTGGGCGATCAGACCGTCCAGGAGGTTCAGGACGAGATGATCATTCACGCCGTGACTTACGTTGAAGCCCTTCAGGCGGAACGGAATCGTCACATCGGCCCGGTTCAGATGCACGCGGAGCTGAAGGTCTATCCGGGTGTCGAGGGCGTCTGGGGTACCGGCGACTGGGTCATGATCGGCACCGACATGGTGACGATCGTGGACTACAAGTACGGCACCGGCGTACGGGTGGATGCTCCTGACAACGAGCAGCTGATGTTCTACGGGCTCGGTGCGCTGATGGCCGATCTGATCGGCTTGGTGAAGACGGTCCGCATGGTGATCGTCCAGCCCCGGCTGGACCACGTCAGCGAGTACGAGATCCCAGCCGTGCAGCTGCTGAAGTGGCGTGACGAAATCGCTGAGCCGGCGGCTGCCCTGGCGGTAACTGACGATGCGCCGTTCGGCCCGAGCGACACGGCGTGCCGGTTCTGTCCGGCGCGCGGCCAGTGCAAGGCGCAGATGCAGTTCGTGGTGCAGCGCGACTTCGGCACCGACGATCTGGATCTGATGGGCGGCGACGACTACGCCAAGGCGCTGAAGATCCTGCCGTTGGTCCGCGCGTGGGCGGCGGCCGTGGAAGAGAAGGCCCTGGAGCGCGTCTACAGCAAGGGCGAAGAGATCCCTGGCTGGAAGACCGTGCTGTCCGGTGGCATCCGGAAGATCCCCGACGAGCTGGCCGCGATCGAGAAACTGGTTGCTGCGGGCTATGACCGGGACAAGATCGTCCGGCCGCCTGAAGTCAAGATCCGTACCCTGGGTGACCTGGAGAAGGTTGTCAGGGTCGGTAAGAAGGTCGTGCTGGAGCAGGTGCTCGGCGATCTCCTGAAGAAGCCGGAAGGCAAGCCGGCGCTGGTCCCTGAGTCCGACGGCCGTCCGTCTGTGGTCGCGCTGGACATCGCGGTCCGGGACTTCGCAGAACCGCTGGAGGACTGATGTGGAGCTACCGGAAGACTGACCTGTCCCTTGATTCGGACGAATGGTTTGACGTGGAAGCCACGATTGCCAACAGCAATCAGCGGTCACGCTCGGGGTTTTTCACCATGCAGGTCAAGCGAATCGAGATGCATGAGCTGCTTACTTCTGGTGAAAAGACCCTGTATCTGGTGGGCGTTCGGTACAAGGCGGATGGTTCGCTCGGTTCAACGCGTGCGTCGGCTGCGGCGCACTTCGCTGATCTTCCCCCGGAGATCCGGAAGCTGGTCCGGTCGTACAAGCCCAAGGGCTTGGCATGAATCGCTGCCACGTCTGCGGCGAACTCATCCGTTCCGAGGACACCTTCACCCGCGATGATCACGGCAGGTTCGTCCACATCGATTGCTACGAGGGCGAAGATGGGAACTGATTTGCTAGCCGAGCTGATCGGCACCGAACTCCCCAACCTGCCGGAGAACCGGAATTGGCCGCACAAGTGTGATCTGTGCGGGCGTTTCGTCAAGCTGACAACACTTCACAGCACAATGGATGGTGACGGCGAGTACTGGGCCACGGCTCATTGCGGCAACTGTGGGAAGCGCGTCAACGCGAACCCCATCTGACTTGCACTACCCGTCGCTATCCGGTAATGTTCAAATTGCAGTTGACAACTCGAAACAACCCGAACGTCAGGAGACACAGGAAAAATGGTAGACAACAGTAACGTCAAGGTCGTCACCGGCCGGGTCCGTCTCAGCTTCCCGAACCTGTTCAAGGCACGGGCTGCCGAAGAGGGCCAGGACGCGAAGTTCAGCGTCGAGATCCTGATCCCGAAGGGGGACACCAAGACCGTCGCGAAGATCCGGAACGCGCAGAACGCGGCGGCCAACTCGGAGAAGGGCCGCAAGGCGCTCGGCGACGCGATCCCCACCTGGGGTGCGGAGAAGTTCCCGCACAAGAAGTTCAGCGACACCCTGCGGGACGGGGACGACGAGGACGAGCAGGACGGCCGCCCCGAGCGCGCCGGCCACTGGTTCATGAACGCCCGCAGCGCCGAGCAGTACAAGCCGCAGGTCGTGAACAAGGACCTGGAGCCGATCCTGGACCAGTCCGAGGTCTACGGCGGCGTCTACGCGCGGGTCAGCCTCTCGGCCTACGCGTACTCCACCCAAGGCAACAAGGGCGTCAGCTTCGGCCTGAACTCGGTTCAGATCCTGGGCTACGGCGAGCCGCTGGGTGCGGCCCGTGAGAAGGCCGAGGAGGTCTTCGGGGACGACTTCGAAGACGCCGACGCGCCGGCCGATGGGGACGACAACCTCATCTGATCCGCCCTGATGATGGGCCGGTGCTTCCACTGGGGAGGGCACCGGCCCATCGTCGTACCTGAGAGGAGTGAATCGTGGCGAGACTGCGACGGATCGGCGAGCGGGTTTACGCTGCCGATGAGGTAGAAGCCCAACAGGCACAGCTGGAAGAGTTGCTAGCTGAGCTGGACGACTTGGCCCGTGACAGCTGTCCTGCGGGCGTGGCGTGTGAATGGGCAGCTGACAAGATCCGAGCGATCCTGGATCCACAGTGAGGCTCTGGCTCGACCTGGAGACCTACTGCGAGCTGGACATCCGCAAGGTAGGTGTATACCGGTACGTCGAGCACGAGTCCTTCGAAGTGCTGATGGCGGCATACGCGATCGATGACGACCCGGTGAAAGTTGCCGTCGGCCCTGTCGAGCTGTTCGACCACTTCGAACCGTTGATCGAGCTGCTCGATCGGCCGGACGTGCTCGCCGTCGCGCACAACAGCAACTTCGATCGGGTGGCTACCAGCTCCCACCTCGGCATGCCGGTCGGCCAGTACCTCCACCCCCGCAGTTGGGGCGATTCCATGATCCAGGCCGCGATGGAGTCCTACCCGCAGAACCTGGACAGGCTCACCAAGGCGCTGCGGGTGCACCAGAAGGACAGTGCCGGAACTCTGCTGATCAACACCTTCAGCAAGCCCAGGCGCGACGGCACCCGGAACACGGCGGAGACGCACCCTGAGAAGTGGGACGCCTTCGTGCAGTACTGCGCCAACGATGTGGAGGCGATGCGCGAGGCGTCCCACCGAATGCCGGAGCAGAGCGCGGACGAGCGAGCCGTCTGGATCGCGGACCAACTGATCAACGACCGGGGCGTCCGAATCGATCGGGAAATGGCGAAGGCAGCCGTTGCCGCTGCGGCCGACAACCGGGCCAACGCGCGTCGGGAAGTGATCGAGCTGACCGGTGTCGAGAATCCCGCCAGCGTCCAGCAGATGAGTGCCTGGCTGGAGGAACAGGGCGTCACAGTCACCAACCTGCGAGCCGAAACAGTGACCGAACTGCTGGACACCGATCTGCCCGCCGACGTCGCCCGGGTCTTCGAGCTGCGCCAACTGCTGGCCCCCGCGTCGTCGGCGAAGTTCACGGCCGCCGTGGTCATGGTCAACAGCGACAATCGGCTACGTGGCCAGTCGAAGTACTACGGCGCGCACACCGGTCGCTGGTCCGGCAAGGGCGTGCAGCTCCAGAACCTTCCCCGCAAGTCCCTGGGTGAGCTGGAGCCCCTCGCGATCCTGGATCTGCTGTGCGGATTCGGTGCCGACCCGCAGGCCCTGAAAGCCCTTGTACGCCCTCTGCTGCTCGGACCCATAACCGTGGTGGACTACAGCGCTATCGAAGCCAGGGTGACGGCGTGGCTGGCAGGGGAGACCTGGATGCTGGAAGCCTTCGCCGGCGGCCGGGACATCTACGTCGAGACGGCCAAGCAGATGGGCGTTCGGACCCGGCAAGAGGGCAAGGTGTCGGCCCTGGCCCTGGGCTTCGTTGGCGGCGTCGGCGCGCTGCGGAAGATGGGTGGGGACTCGCTCGGCGACGACCAGCACCTACAGTGGCTGGTGGACAAGTGGCGAGCCGCGTCGCCGAACATCAAGAGCTACTGGTACGAACTGTGGGACGCCTTCCAGAAGGGCGGTCAGGCCGGCCGGGTATCGGTTGACGCATCAACCCGTGGGGTCCGGCGGATCCTTCTGCCGTCCGGCCGGGAGATCGTCTACCGCAACGTACGCAAGATCGACGGCGTTGACCGCGAGGGCAGGCCACGCAAGCAGGTCGTGTTCAACCACCCCAACGGCAAGCTGGCCAAGCTCTGGCCGGGGATCACGATAGAGAACACGGTCCAGGCGATCGCTCGGGACCTGATGGCCGGCGTACTGCCGAAGCTGGAGCAGCTCGGGATCCCCACCGTCGCGACCGTGCACGACGAGATCGTTGCCGACGGCGATCACCTGGAAGTGATCTCCCGGGAGATGGTCCGACACCCTGACTGGGCCGACGGCCTGCCATTGAACGTCGAGGGTCACGTTGTCGATCGCTACACGAAATGAGGCGCACATGATGAAAGAGCTGACCTTGAAGCAGAAACTGGCGATCAAGCGGGTGCTGATCGGCCGGGCCAAGATCGAGGAGGCCAAGCGCAGCGCTGAGCTGTACGTGGCTATCGCGATCGACACGGGTGTCTCGGTTCGGCGGCTGGCTGATGAAACGGGACTGACCCGTTCGCGGATATACCAGATGCGTGACGCCGGCCGTCTCTATCTTGACACGTAGAACCTGTCATGCTTGACTCCGTGCAAGTTTCATTTGAACGTCACTGCGAGAGGAGTTCCACAATGACCCTGCGATATGAGGACCGGATCCCGGTCGGGCTCGACTGGTCCATCTGCAACGATGGAAGCCCCCACCGGCCCGAGGTCTGGAAGGCGGCAGCAGCCCCGGCCAAGCCGAAGGACGACGGCGAACTGGCAGAGCCCAAGCCGCCGAAGGCAGAGAGCACCAACTCCCGGAAACGCCTGTCCCAGGCGATAGAGCAGAAGGTGATCCGGCTGTACCGCGACGAGCTGAAGTCGTCCAAGGTGGTCGCGGGTGCCCTGGGCATCCAGCCGGCCACCGTGTTCAAGGTCCTGGCCCGCAACAACGTGCCTACCCGTTCGCGTACGGAAGCGATGGCGCTGCGGGCTCCCCGTGGCTAGGCAGAGCCTGCTTCTAATCCCCGCTGGTGACCGCGCCCGGCTGTGGGATGTGGTCGCCACCCACCGGAAGGCAGCGGGAGACGATGCTGGATGGCGCATGGCGCGCTGGCAGGCCAGGAACATTCGCAGCAGCTTTCCGACCGCCCGACCTGAGGATCTGAAGCTGTGAGCGTCCCGCCGGGCATGGTCGAGCGAGCCAGCCGTGCACGTACGTTCCAACTGGAGCTGGACGAAATGGGGGTAGGGCGGCCGGTGGAAGACATGCCGAAGACCCACCGGGGCGCGAGCAACGGGAACTCGAATGGCAACAGCGAGGACCGGCGTCGCCGTCGGCAATGGCTGGTCGATACGTTCACGGCCGACGTGTTCCTGGTGCACGATGAGTTCAGCAACCCTCGCGAGGTTCCGGCCAGCGCGCTGGACGTCTACGGCGATGACGCCATCCTATGTTGCCGGTGCTACCGCTGCGGGAAGCTCTGCACCGTCGACACCGTCACCGTGGACCGGATCGTCCCGGGCTGTCAGGGTGGCACCTACCGCCGCAACAACATCCGCCCCGCATGCTCGAAGTGCAACAGTGAGACTGGCGGCGCGACCCGCAGCAAACCAGCGCCGCGTGCCTGTCCGAGCTGCGGTGGCCGGACCAAGTACCGGCGACTGATCTCGGTCAGCCCGCTGGATGCTCGACGCTGTACGGACGACCGGCATCCGAAGTGAGCGACCGCGCGCCGTACTGCGACGACGGGTGCCAGGGCTTCAGCAACGCCCGTTTCCATGAAACCGGTGATCTGCAAGACCAATGGCTGGCGGAGTGTGGCCGGCCGGCTCGGCGGATCTTCGACAGCACCAACCGGTGGGAGCTGGAGCGGGATCTCTGGTATCTCGCCCACCCGAAATGACATGTTCTACTAGACAACAGCCTTCCGGCTCCTGTAATGTTCTGCATGTCAGAGCAACAGCGAGGGCCGGGAGGCTGAGTCACATGTGCGAATGCCAGGGCGAAGGAACCGTAGAGGTCTACAGGGTTGGCGTCGGCACGATTGAGGTCAGCTGCCCGGACGATGACTGCACGTACTGGAGCAACTGATGAACCCCCTTCAGGTGGGCGAAGTCATTCACGGCTTCTGCGGTGGAGCCTTCGGCCGCGACTCGTACAAGTGCCGACGGGTGGAAGCCATCGGCGCAGACTGGGCCGTGACCCGGAACACGGTCGGCGACGTCGAGTGCGTCACCGGCCGGTCGCTCCGGATCGCCATCCAGGAGAAGAGCAACCGGAGCTACTGCGACGCCGAATGCGCTGGCCGATGACCAGCGCCGTGATCGACATGAGCGATGAGGTGAGCTGTCCCTTGCGATCAGCACTGAAGAATCTGGCCAAGCTGCACGACCTGCCGCCCTTCGAGCGGATGTTCCTGTCCGGCCGGATCGCTCTGGTAGCCGCTGAGAGCGAGCACGTCGAGCAATGGCGTACCGCACTGGCCCTGCCTCCGCTCGGCGACGACGGCCGCAGCGAGGGCTTCTGGATGGGCGACCGAATCCTGTTGGTGACGGTATGAGCGCCGAGCTGGTCAAAGCCCACGCGCTAGGCGTAGGACACTGCTTGGCAACGATCGAGAGCGACCTCGGCCGAATCATGGGAATGGTCATGCAGGCCGCGATTCACGGCCAGCCTGGTGTTGCTGAGCAAGCGCTTCGGGAGATCGGAACTCTCCACCAGGCGGTGCTGGAGCTGCAAGAGGAAGCCCTGAACTTCCGAGCTGCTTTCCGCGACTGACCCCTGACACCAAAACAGCCCCGGCTCTCACTGAGAGCCGGGGCTATTCTGCGGTTGGCCGAACCTCGGGGGTTGTCCAGCCAGGGGGGTTATGCCTTCACCGTACGTCAGTCCAGCAGCGGAGTCACGGGATCAGCGTCGAATCGGATCCCCCGGGCATTCGTAGTACAGCGGTGGAGTCGCTTCGTGATCCACATGCTGATGTGGCACATGCCAATCGGGGAAGTCGCAAGGGGTGACGGGAAGCGCGCTCATCGAATCGGCCAGCCGGAAGTACTGCATGCGCACTGCTTCCACCCAGGCTTCAGCCGGCGGAAGGTGAGGCCAGTCAGCCGTTGTTACTCGCGGATTCAGCCGAACCGGTTCGAAATCAGGGCAGGGGATTACCGCGCATCGCTTGGCCTCTCGACGCCACCCGACCAGCCCGATCATGTTGACCGCGCCGTAGACGAGCGCCGACAGGATGAAACCCCACTGGCGCGTGACGACGGCGTAGGCGACCCAGAGGAACTGAACGCCTACGCCGATGAGGTACCCCCGCCAGTTTCGTCTGGTGACCAGGTACAGCCCGGTAACGCCGATCGCTGCCAGGGACCACGACCACCACATCAGGGCTCCACCGCCAGCACGACACAAGTGCGCTGGATCGAGCGTTGCTCCTCGACGTACCAGTAGGCAATCCCGTTGGGCGATCCCGCCTCCGCAGCTTGCCGTTCAGCCAGCTGCTGTTTCGCGCCGTCCAGAGTGTTCCCCGCTGGCCAGTGAACGCCCCCTTCACCTTTTGCGTTGCGAAAGCCCACCCGGTACTGAATCTGGGCCGATTCAATCTCCGTGACTTCGCCTACGGCGTCCAGCATCAGCGCACGAGTTTCCTGCTGGCTGGCCATTCAGGCACGCCGGCGAAAGCCGCCGGCGTCACGGTGCTCACGCCACTCGTCGACCTTGGCTGGCCGGCCGTTCAGCTCGCACCAGGCCACGACCCGGCCCAGGCGGAAGACCGGCGTCGAACCGATGTAGTCGTCCGGTTCGATGAAGACGGGCTCGTCGTTGCGCGTACGCAGTCGCCAGCGCTCAACCGTGCCCCGCTCGAAGCCGGTCAGGAACGCGATCTCGGGGATGGTGAGCAAGTCCTCAGTGAGGGCCTTGGCCTTGGGGACGGTGCTGGCGGTCATGGTCATGTCCTTTCGTCGGGGGATCAGGGTTGTGCTGACATGTAACACTGTACGTTACCGCATGGCACGGTGGATAGTCCGGCGACGGAATCCACCGTCAGCGCGATGCTGCCGCCAAGCCTTCACGTCATAGGAACGGAGACGGGTCGGATAGTCCTTGTGGTCTTTCATCTTGAGCCAGGACTCGTCCAGCCACGCAGTGACGCGTTCTAACCGCCATACAGGTATCGAACCTAGGTAGTCATCTGGATCAATGAACCGTTTCTCGGGATCAGCACGTCGCCAGCGCTCAACCGTGCCGCGTTCTAGGCCAGTGAGGTACGCGATTTCCGGGATCGTGAGGATCTCAACGTCGACAGCTTTCGGCGGCTCAATCAGGTCCATGACATGTTTCAACGTTAAGCATGTCAGCAGCATTCCCCGGCTAGACGCAGAAGACCCCTCCAGGCCGATCAGCCGGAGGGGTCTTCCTGTCAGCGCCCTGCGAGAGGCTGGGAACTGGGTCCGGCTACCCGCCCATGAGTCACCGGTCAGCTTCCGTTGCCACAGTTTACAGCCGCTGATCCTTCGTACCGAGAACCTGTCCCGGCACGACGTCGTACGTAGGTGTCTTGGCCAGGCCCAAGAGCCAGCCCACACGCGGCCAGCGAGCCTCTGCCCAGCGCACGACGGCGTAGTACGCCGTACCAGCCAGGAAGCCCACCCAGGCCGTCAGCTCGGCGCTGGAGCCGTCGCTCAGCACTACGCCGGTCTTGCGAGCCAGCCAGGCCAGTGCGAGCCCCACCAGGTACGGCACGCCGGTGCGCACCAGAGAGGCGAGTCGATCTTTGAGCGTCATCGTTAGACCCTTTCCGGCCAGTGCCAGGTTCCGGGAGTCGGCGTGGTCGTGCCGTCCTCCGCTGTCGGTGGTACGTCGAACCGGCAGACGTTATTGAACGTGCCAGTGGGGTTCTCGATCTTCAGCCGGCAAGCCATCGGATCGTGAATCTGAGTTACCTCTCGGTAGTCCCGATCGCCGTCCACGAACACCGGACCAGTGTGGGTGTCGATCCAGGCACCGACCTCAGTGACGATCGCCGCTCGGCACTCTGGCTCGTACTCACCGTTCGGAGTGCCGTACGACCGATAGTGGACAATCCGGCCCACGCTCGGCGCGGTCACGCCGGACCACCGGGGATATCGTCGATCGCCTTCAGCATCTGCGCGTCACGCAGGTCCAGCTCGGCGTTGAGCGCGTCCACGTCGGCATCAGTCGCGTTGACGGCCTTCAGGATCGCTGCCGTCGAGTTGGTCAGCAGCTGCTTGAAGTTCGCCTGAATCTGGATCGTGCAAGCCTTCTGATAGGCCAGGATCTTGTCTACGTCTGCCACGGTGAGTCCTTCCTGCGGTGGGGGTGTGGTGAGGCGGGACAGCGCAGCCTGGCAAGCCGCGATGCTCTTGACGATCTCGAAGTGCATCTCATCGGCACGCTTGGTGTAGTCGCCACCCCAACGGATGCAGCCGCCGTACTCCGGCCGGCCCAGCTCGGCGCGGATCTTGGCGGTCTGGGTCTTGGTGAAGGTCCCGCGCTGCCCGAGCCCGTGCTTCGTGGCGTTGGCGTCGCCTGCCGTGCCGGAGGCGTGGTTGCTGAGGTTGATCGCGTTGCCGTCGTCATCGAACTCGACCTCCTCACCCCGTATCGGCCGGACAGCGAAACCCCAGTCGTCGAGTATGCCGGTGTCGAGAGGTTCGATGTTGGCGTGGAACCAGGCCAGGAAGTGCACCAGCAGCGCGCCGGGCGCGCCCTCGTGCAGCCGGATCCGCCGCGTAGTACCGGGAATGTCCCAGGTCTTGATCAGGGTTTCATCGTTGGCCAGATATCCGTTCTGGCTAAAGGCTTTCGTCATCAGCTCGATCCAATCCGCCACATGGTGATACGGGTACGGCCCTGCCCATTGGAAAGGATTTCGGACGTAGTACCAGGGTCAGAGTTCCGAGACATGTACATCGAAATGACGTCACCGGCAACCAAGTCCATGATGCGCGTACCCGAGCCGGAGCCGTGCAGCTGGAGTGCGGGCTCCGTAGTCACGGCCGCGCCCTGGATGTTGGTCTGGCACAGGGTCTCCGTACCGCCGATGATCCCGCCGTGGTTCAGGCTGATCGCGACTGATGCCGAAGCGGATACACCGATCCCGGCAGCGGCGGACGTGATCACGACGTTCGCGTGCGCGTCCCAGTTGACGATGTACTTCCCTGGGACCACGACCGTCAGGTGACTGACCTCGGTGGTGAGGATCTCGCTGTAGACGTTGGCCGCGCCTGGGATTGTCCGGGCGAAGGTCGTCAGAGCGGTTTGCAGCCCTTCCGGGTTCAGCTGCAACCGGCCGCCACTGTCGGTCTGGAAATCGTTGCTGTCGGCACACGCAGTGCTAGCCATGCTCCCTATCCTCCCTATGCCCCGGCATCCAGGCCGACCGGGGTCAGCAGCGGGGAGATCGATTCACCAGAGTTGTTGACGGTGACTTTCAGTTGTGTCAGGCGCATGTCCTGCGAGGCGGTCCGGCATGTGCAGTCGATGTTCACCGGCACCGTCACGCCTGGCACCAGAGCGCTCAGGCAGATCGGTGTGTCCGGAGACAAGCTCGATCCGTTGGGCGGCTGAACCAGCAGGGGCGGGGCGTCGGTGACCAGCCCGGCCGCCTTCCCGTCCGCTGTGGTCTGCCGGCCGATCTGCTGATCGTCTACCAGCGTCTCGACCAAGCCGTAGTAGTCATCGGTGCCACCCGCGATTCCGACCAGTCCGAGCCCGGTCACGTACGCCTTGGATACGTACGCGTCGCCGTCCTCGGTCGTGGCCAGATCATTGCCCTGGAAGTTGTCACAGGTGAGCAACGGCGTCTGACCCAGCTTGTAGCCGTTCGGCATGACGACGATCCGGCGACCGATAGCGGTGAAGTCGATCGATCCTTTGGCTAGCTCGGTCAGAGTGTCGAACACGTAATTGCTATAGGCAACATAGTTCCAGCCGCCCATGACGCCGACACCGTATGACTTCAGGAACCGCAGCACGTCCGGGTCATCAGGAGCGAAGCCGTCTCGGATCAGCTCGACCGCCAGCGCCACGGAACCGATCCCTGGCAGCGGCGTGTAGTCGTGGTTGGAATGGATGACCCGACGCTCCAGCCAGCCGAGCACGTCAGTCGCCTTGACCGTCACCCGGCCGACCGTATTCGGCACGGTCCGGATCGGGCCGACCCAGACCTCTTCGCCGTCACGGGCGATCGCCAGATCACAGCGCCAGGTCCGGACGCGTTTCAGCCGCTCGCAACACTCGGCGTTGACCATGCCGGACACCGTAGCCTCGGATCGATCGTTCAGCCGGCGATCCCAGTCGATCTGCTCTAGGTCCGTCAGTTCGACGATCTCCACACCGGTCCGGTCGCGGATCGTCACCCGGTAGCTGTCGGCTGCGCAGGACCCCAGTCGGCAGCTCATCCGCCCGCCGATCCGTAGCATTCGGCCGGGGCGATGCTCAGTGAGATCGTGGCGTCTGCCGCTACCGAATCGCTGTCGGCCTCTATGCACATCGTGAACCGTGAGCTGGCGCAGGCGATCTCTGGCCAGGCGACCGGCAACGTACCCCCCGCCGAGCCCATCAGCGTAGTGGCGTCGGTCGGCGCGGAGCCGGGGCAGGTGATGGTCGCCTTCCGGGTCTTGGCGTCGAAGACGAACTCGGAGAAGGCTGGGATCTTCGAGAGGGTGATCTCACCACAGGCGTCACACGCATCCAGCTCGTCGACAGGCAGGCCGGAGTTGTTCACCCAGAACCGGACGCGGATCTGCCGCAGCTCGTTGCTCCCGGAGTTGATCGTTGCTACCGGCAGACCCTCAGTGAACTCCGGGATACTGCCGGCCGGGATGTCAACGCAGGTTCTGCGGGTGTTGAACGACGTACAGATACAGGGGTTGCTGGGTAGCGGGGCCGTCGGCGGAGCAGGGACGTTCGCGCAGTCCGGGTCAGCCAGGCAGTCCGGGTCGCCAGGGCACGCAGCGTCGTCGGGGCAGGTCCCGCCATCCGGCACAAGCACCCAGGTGATATCGCAGTTGGTCGGGTCGGCCGCGTCGAAGTGCTGCCCGGTGACGATCGGCACGAGATCGCGGTAGACGCACGGAGCCGTCGATGCGAGCTGGAACCGGATCCGCATGTACGACGCGCCCGAGCAGGATCCGCAGCAGCTGCCGAACTTCTCTACGATCGTCGGCGACTGGACCAGCTTGACGCCTTCGAGGTAGCGCAGGTGGGGCGTGAGGCAGTCGAACGGCGTCACCGCCGGCAGCTCACCGGCGCACCCGGAGAAGTCAGGGCAGCAGTTCAGGAAGCTCAGCTCGTCGCCGTCACAGTCGGAATCACAGGAACCCTGGAGTACTGTCCCGAGCCAGCGCAGTCCGTAGTCGACGCTGCAACAGGTCTTCCCGAAGAGGTAGCCCTCGACAACGATCGTGGGTGACGCCTGGATCTTCGGGCCGATGAACGACCCCCGGCCGTTCACCCGCTGCGTTAATTCGCGCGTAATCGGACCCGCGCCCAGACCATCGATGCTGACCGGCATGAACCCGCCGAAGTCTCCGGAGTCCGGTTCGCTGGCGGAGTACCACGGCGCTTGGTCTGCGGTCGGGTTGGTGTAGGCCGCGTCGCCCATGGCGGCCGCCCATTGCGCGGGAGTGCCACAGCAGCCACAGGGATTGATCCCTACCGCCATCGGCCGGAATCCGTTGCCGGCGTAGGCGGCCGTCCGGCAGACGGAGAACAGCTCCGTACCGCCCAGGCACAGCCACGACTCGCTAGCCACTAGACGACCCCTCCCGCAGTTTGCAGCCCCAGCACGGGCTTGAAGCCGTATCGCTTCAGGATATCCTCGACCATCTTGCCGACCTCTGCCGCCGACGCCTCCCGCGCGTAGATCGGAACGTGAACCTCTCGGGTCTTGCTACCCTTGCCGGCCGCCACCTGATCCAGGCCGGACTGCCGCATCACCCGGTCACGGTCACGCGGGCGCTCCAGCGGGACGATGGCCTCTCGCTTGCCGCCCTCACCGGCGCGGACCAGCGAGTCCTGCGAGATGATGCCGCCCCGACGGAAGCCCGGGATATCGAGCGTCCCGGTGCCCTTCAGCTTGACCTGGCGCAGCACCCGCAGGACGCGCGCTACGAGCACGTCAGCCAGTCGGAGCATCTGGGCGTCCAGGGAACTCTTCTGCCGCTGGAGCCCGGCCACGATCCCGCGTGCAATCTGTACGCCCTGGCCGAAGATCGCATTGGCGGCCGTCGTCGCGGCCTTGTTCGCTGCCGTCTGGAGCTGACTCTGGAGAGTGTTGATCTGGCGGACCCCGGCCTTGCCGGCGCTGAGTACTGCCTGGCCCGCTGCGAGCCCGGCCTCCGGGCCGGCGTCGATGATCTGCTGGAGCGAGGTCTTGTTCAGCCCGGCCTTCGTGAGAGCCGCGATGGTCGTCCCGAATGCCTTCGCTTGGGTGACCGCACCCTTGAGCTGATCGACGATTCCCTTGAACGTCTGAACGCCCTGGCCAGCAGCGATGTTGCCAGTCTGAAGGATGCTGCTGGCAACGCTCTGTGCTAGCTGCTGCTGGCTCTGGAGCAGGCTCGTGAGCTTGTCCTGCGCCGTCTTCAGTTTGGCGTTCAGAACGTCCTGAGAACGGCCGATCGTGGCGATGCCGACTCGCGCCACGGCGACAGCTTGGTTGAGCCGGGTCCGGATCGAGGATGGCAGATTCTTACCCAGAGAATTGAGTGCCGTGTTCAGCTTGTTCACTGCGGGCTCGACCTTGGCCGGGATGGCGCGGGCCAGGATCGTCATCGCGGCAGAGACGCCCGGGATCTTTTCCTTGATCCCGTTGATGATGCCCTGTACCGCGTCGTTACCCATCTTCTTCAGCACGCGGGACGGGGAGTGCATGTCCAGGAACTTAGCCACAGGACCAGTGATCGCCTTGGCGATGTTGCCAGCGACCTCCCGCACCCGGCCCAACGCGCCTTCGAGTCCACCGATCAGGCCGTCCATGGCGTTGCGACCTGCCTGTGCGAGCTGCCCACCCAGGCCAGAAAGCACGCCGGTGATTTTGCCAGGCAGAGACTGGAAGAACGCGCCCACTTTGTCGATTCCGCCACGAACCTTGTCCCCGAACTGAATCATCAGGGTGTTGATCTTGCCGGGCAGGCCGGCGAAGAAGGCAACGACTCTGGAAACCAGAGCGCTGACAGCCGCGATCACTGCCCCGCGCACCTCGTTGAATTTGGCGATCACTCGCACCGCGAAGCCAACGACGGCCGTCACTACGCCGGTCACGCCTTGCACCATGCCGACGAACATCTGAATCACGCGGGCGATGATCGGCACCAGAGCAGCGATGACCGGGGCGAGCTGGACCAGCAGCGAGGCCAGGGATCCTAGGATCGAAGTGACCAAGGGGGCCAGGGCAACGATCAGCTGAGCGAAGGCTAGGGAGAGCTGTGCGCCGACGGGTACCAGCGGCAGCATGGAAGTCAGGATCTGAAGAAGTGGCGGTATGAGACCCAGAGCGGCGGTAACCAGTTGGCTGAAGACAGGCAGGAGCGCAGCTATCACCGGCTGAAGACCGGTCAGGATCGCTGCGATGAACTGAGCCAGAACCGGGACGATCAACAGCAGCGCGCCAGACAGCTGCTGAAGGATCCCGATGAACGCGGTACCGAGCAGTCCGAGTAGCGGAGTCAGGACCGGGAGCAGTTGAGCCAAGGCGGACACTACGGCGATCACCACGGGAGCCAACGCCTGAAGGGCACCCGCGAGCACGCCTCCGAGGATCGTCACGATGGGGGCCAGGGCAACGACCAGCTGCCCGATCACCGGCCCGAGCTGAGCGAAGATCCCACCCAGGGTGGTGGCGATCAGCCCAATCGAGCCTGTGAGTGCGGTACCGAAGACCTTAAGCGACCCCTGGAGCGCCTGGAACAGAGAGCCGATCCCGGACAGCAGCGGGGACAGGGTCTTGAACACGCCGACCAGCACGCCACCTGCTTGGGCGACCAGGCCGAAGAATGACGCCAGGGCGGCTTTGCCCTCAGACGACTTCAGGAACAGCGCGAACTGGCCGGTAATGTCTCGCAAGAGCTGGAGCAGGTTGCCGCCGGTCGCCGACCCGGCCGCGAACACAGACCCGATGATCGAGCCGATGTTGCCGAGCAGCTGGAACAGGTTGCCCGCCGTCTGCATGGCGGTCTGCATGAACTTCTGGAAGCCGTCGCCGTCGGCAACCTTCCCGAGCCAGGTGCCGAACTGGGTACCGACGTTGGCCAGGACGGTGGCGAGTTGCTGCGCGAACGGAAGTGACGCTGTGAAGATGTCCAGGAATCCGCCGGCGAGGGTCTTGAGTGGGGATAGCAAGGTCTTCAGGATGCCGTTCAGCCCGGTGAAGATCACGCTGATCTGGTTCGATCGGGCACCCGTGGTCAGGAACTTCGAGAGGCCGACGAACGCCTGGTTAAGGGTGGTCGCCGTGGTGCCGAGCTGCTGCCGCAAGATCGGAAGGAAGCGCTGCCCGAGGTTGGCCAGCTCGGTGGATACCCCAGCGAACAGGTTCTGCTGGACTGACCGCTTGACGGCGTTCCAGGCCGGGGTCATCTTCCCCAGCTCGACCACGACGGAACGGGCCGACGGCGCGAGCCCCTTCAGCGACTCGTCGAGCTTCTTCTGAGTGGCCGCGCTGATCGTGCCGGTCTTGACCAGCTCCGCCTGTGCTGCGGCCTGAGCCTTCACAGCATCGCCTACGCCCGAGAAACCAACCTTCAGGGCGATGGCAGCCAATCCGAGGGATCCGAGCACCCCACCCAGGGAAAGGGCGGCTCCGGACGCCTGACCGAGCGCAGCGGCCAGGGCGATCACAGCCGCTGTCCCGCCACCCAGAACAGTCGACAGCGGCGACGCTGCCGTGATCAAGCCGGCGAGACTGGCGATCAGACCTGTGAAGAGCCCCTTGCCGATCGATTTGGATGCGGCGGTCGAGAACGCCCGGCTGAAGAAACCGCCGGAGTCGTTGCCCGCCTTGGCCACGGCCGGCTTGAGCTTGCGCTCGAAGCGCTGAGCGAAGTCGTCGGCGACACCATCGCCGTTCATCGCATTGGCGAGCTTGGCGCGGGCGTCGGCCAGGGCGTTCTCTGCGGTCTGGGCCAGGTTGCCGGATCGAGCCGCGTCACGATGCGCCTTGGCTACCCGCTCCTCCGCCGCGACGATCTTGGCAGCCCCGTCGAGCGTGACCGTGGACGTAGTCCGCTTGACCTTGGCCAGCGCCTCCTCCGCCGAACGAACACGCGCAGCGGAGTCGAGTTGAGCATCACCCGCACGCTTGGCCGCCACCTCCAGGCGACCGAGACTGGCCTGGATCTTATCGATTGTCTTGGTGGAATCAGCGGCCTTGGCCACACCCTGGGAGAACTCTTTGCCAGCGTTGGTACCGGAGCGCTTCAGGATCTTCTCGGCTTCGCCACCGGCCCGACGGGCGGCTGCGGTGAGCCCGGCTCTCAGCTGGTCGTCGAACGTCGAGAAATCGGCATCGATGGTGACCTGTGCGGAGCCGACTGTCTCAGCGGTCACGGGCCGGGCACCTTCCAGAAGATGCCCGGCCCGAAGCGCAGCGGCTGCCTACACTCTAGTTCGTACGCCCTGTCCTCCGCCGGACGCTGCGGCGTTCCAGGCAGCAGCGTCTGCGGCTGCCCGCTCCGGAGAGATCTGATCCGGGTCGGCCCAGGGCGGAGGGTTCTCGATCGCAGCCCGGATCCGCATCAGGTCCTTTTCGTCCACGTTGCGGATGAACCAAAACCAGAAGAGGTTCAGGAATCGCGCGAAGCCAACGCCTTTGAGGAGCGCGAACGGGTCGCCGGCGAGCCCGAGCGTGAGGAACCGGTCCGCTTCGAACGCGTCCCAGTTGTGGACGATCGCGGCAGAAAGTCTCGCGGCTTCCCAGTAGCTTCTTTTCCCGACCACCGCTCCACCATGTGCACCGCGATCTGGGCGATGGTCAACGTGCCGAGCGGATCGCGTCGGGAGGCGTGGCGGTACTTCAGCCGGGCGCTGCTGCGGACCAGCTCCAGGCCGGCCGCGCTGATGTCGCCGTCACCATCACCTGCCGTGTCCTCGTAGCCGCCGTCCTCTACAAGCGCCTCGTAGAGGTCTTCGGGGTTGAACACCTGGAGCAGGATCCGGTTCAGAATGTCGATCGACTGCTGCGGCGACTCCTGCAACAGGTAGACGTCCTGGGTCAGCGTGAGGAGCAACTCCTCCGAGGGCTTGACCGCAGCGTAGTCCTCATCGCCATCACCTGCCCGGTTGGGCAGTTGGAAGACATACAGCTCCCAAACCTGATCTTCGGATGCTCTGGCGGCGTCGTCTTTCGCGATATCGAAGCGCATGGGGATGTGCCTTTCAGTGAAGGGTGACTGGCCAGGGTGATGCGGCGATGAAGGCATCCCTGAGGAAAGGTTGCGCGCGCTGACCCTTGGTTGTTCGGGTGACCACTAGTGAGCCGTCGCGGCCACGGAAGACCATGTGCTCGGCGAATTTCGGGTGAATCAGGCTGTGGGTCGGGCCATGAAGCCCGGTCCCCTTCATTACGAAGATCGCGTAAAAGGCGTGATAGATGAGGCTGCCGTGCATGGAGCCGGCACCGGCATCTATCTCGGGTGACGTGTTGTTTTTCAGGAAGCCGGTATCGGTAGGCGCGGTCACTGTCGCGATGGCGCGCGTCTTGAGCAGGGTTCCCGCTACGACGTTGTCATAGACGGGGCCACCCGGCCGGCGGAGCAGCCGGTCCAGGGCTCCCTGGTGCAAGGTGACGCGGACCTCGACCACGGGCTATGTCTTGCGACGGGTGCGCTTGGCAACGGGTGGCTCCGGGTCCTTCGGCGCAACAAGGTCGTTGGCCAGCTCGTTGCCGGGCTCCAGCGGCTCGATCTGCCCATCACGAATGCCGTCCGGCAGATCGACGTCCTCGATCAGCGTCGGCGCGTTCGGATCGGTCTCCTCGAAGCCGGGCGGGTCTATCGGCTCGGGCGTCTTGCCCGGGATCCGGTCGATCACACTGAATACGCCGTTGGCGATCGCACCGGCGATCAACGGCGTTTCGGCAACGGTGACGGTAGCGTTCTGAGGCACTCCGTGAGCGGCGATGTTCGCCTTGATCGTGACTTGGTCCATGACACCCAGAGTACGACAGCGAGCCGTCGTCACCCCGCTGGCGGAGGGCAGCAGATCGAGCCGAGGTTCACGATGACCGAGAGCTGACCGCCCGCGCAGCCACCCATAGGCTCAGCCGGCCGCCACTCTCCCGGAGCGATCAGGGCCAGCTCTCCGTCAGGGTCGCCGATGTCTCGCCAGCCGGGGCAGCAGAACACGGCCTGCCACATCGCGTCGGCGTCACTGGCGATCTTGGCCGCATCGACGGTCAGCTCGTTGACCGAGGGGAAGCCGTCCTCATCCGCGACGGAGACACAGCGGTAGACCACCAGGGTCAGCTCGGCGGCCCACTCGAAAGAGCTGCAATTGGTCAGCTGGCCGGACACGCCCCGCGAGGGGAACTTCCCAGCGACCATCGGGTAGATCGGACCTACCTGGATCGATGCTTGCCCCTGGCCCACAGTGCAATCACAACAGACGTCAGCCGGTGGTAGAGGCGATCCCGGCCGGACAGAGCACTGACAGACCGGGCCGGCGATCGTGTCGGCCAGATAGGCGCACAGGCAGACCAGCAGCCGGTCGGCGAACACTCCCGCCTGAGTTCCGATCACAGCGGGCACGGCCAGGTCGTCTGACGCGGCGACGGCCGGTCAACGCTGAACACCCGCGAGGGCATCTTCGCCTTGTACGGGTTGACCGACTGGAGCCAGAGGTCCACCTCGGGAATGCCGGTGTTGAACTCCCCGGCCTTGACCAGCACGGGAGTCAGCTCGACGGTGACGCCCTGGCGCGAGATGCGTTGAGCGTTCGACGGAAGCGCGCACTCCGCCTGGCCGGCACAGGCTTTCATCAGCTCGCAGGCGAGCAGTCCGGCAGCCCAGAGACCTGCCTGAGGGACCGGCTTTCCGAGCCGGTATTCCACGCTGAAGGTGCCGACCTCAGTAGGGGCCTTGGACAGCTCCTGGCAGGTCGGCCAGCAGCCTAGAGCGCCCGCTGCAGAGACGGTGACGTCCGTACGCACCAGCCGCCGGTTGTTGTCGACGCGATACTCATCAGGATCGAGCACCAGACCATCTCGCATGACCCGGATGATCTCGGCCACCGGGCCAGGGAGCACAAGCTCGCAGAGGTTGGAACAAGAGCAGGCGGTACCGCTCGGGCAGTAATCACACCGGACATTGAACCAGGTACCCGCGTCGAGCACGGGCGTCCACATGTTGCCGGCCCAGTAGCCGTACGACGGCCGACTGGCGCAAGGCTGGCGGCAGGGCCGGACGATCACCGGGCACGCGCCGTACTGGCGACCGGAGAGGTTGTGGATGATCTCTGTTGCCACATGCAACACGCGCTCGATCGTCGCCAGCTGATCAGCCGTGGGATCGACCGGCTCCAGGGCGGCGCAGCAGCTCGTGTCGGGGCGCGGCCAGCACGGGCCGTGCGACCCGCAGAGACATTCGCTCTCCCACGGGCCGGAGCATTCCAGTACCGGTGTGCTCACTCGTGTCTCCTCTGGGTTTTGAGCCGGGCGGCCATCCCCTAACCGCCCGGCTCAAATTCGGTGATCCCGAGGTTACGCGGGCATCGGCTGGCAACCCACCGTGACGGCAGGCGGCGCGATCGTGGTCTTGTGCAGATCGAGGATGTCCAGCGGACCCATCGGCAACAGCAACGGCCCAGCGACCACGGCGGCCGGCGGAATGGTGGAGTTGTCGACGTCCCACGGGCCGACGCCCCACCCCGTGCCGCTGCGCGCCTTGGCGTTCAGCTCCAGGTTCAGCGCGTCGTTCTCGATCGTCCAGTCCCCGAGGATGCCGCCACCGACACAGGCGGCCAGGAAGTAGCCGTATTCCTTGCCGTCGGTGCACTGCTCCAGTGGGATGTCAGTCCAGACCTCCAGCGCGAAGTTGGTGGCACAGGCCGATCCTGCCTGGATCCGGTTGCCGACGGTGTTGCCAGACGTGTTGAGCACGGCCGGAGCACCCGTCACGAAGTTCAGCACGTCCGGGTCCACCGCGCACATGGACAGGGTCGTGTTGATCCACTTCAGGACGTCACAGCCGGGATCCGAGATGCAGATCTCACCAGCCGCGTTCTTGACCTCGATCTCTTCGGCCTCGCTGATCTCCGGGCTGTACGCCACGGATACAAAGCCCTTAGTCACGAGGTATGCACAGGGGGCCAGCGCCGGCAGCGGCGCGCAGCACTCGTCGAGCCGGGTCAGCCGCATCGTGCGGCCGTGTACAGACTTCCACGGTTCAGATGGCATTTCGCCGGGGTTCCTCTCAGGAGAAGGAAGCCCGGCCCGAGGCGCAGCGGCAAAGAAAACGTCAGCTCTAGGTTACAGCCGATCGATCGGTCAGCCGGGCGGCTCTACCGGGTAGTTCGTCATGGCGTCAACCATGACCTCAGCTAGCGCCTGGTTGGACGCGAAGGCGATCCGCTGGCCAGCGGGGTTGCGCACGGACCAGAAGCCAGGCTGCAAGTCGGACGGATAGGTAGTCCAGGTGCCGAGAGTCCCCGGCCCCCCTTCGTACTCCAGGCCGCCGAGGACCCAGACAGTCAGGTCTTCGTCGTTGATGAATTGGGCGATTCCGTTGGTTTCCGAATCGGCGATGAACAGGGCACGGCTCGGTGCGTCAGTGGCTGAGAAGTAGGTGTACATCTGGTGATCTCTCCTATGGGAGTGGTCCGTCAGGTCAGCCGATGGCCCCGGCAGCTTCGGTGGGGCCGAAGTACAGGTGATCAGCGTAGAAAGTACCGGTCACGTTGTTGATCCGGACGCCGACCTCCCAGTAACGCGCCTCAGGATGAGAGCGTCCGGCGATGGTCCGGCCGTCATTCAGTGCTGCTGGCGTCACAGTGCCCTGAGTCCACGCGGTTGTGGACGCTGCCCCGCTGACGGCCCGTCCCGAAATCACAGTGCCGTCAGCAGCCATCTCGTTGATACGGAGTTTGACCCCCGCACCCACACCAACAGGGGTCGGGTCGTGCCGGATTCGTCCTGAGAAGGTGTACGGCCGATCACCGTCCACCGGGAAAGTCTGCATGACTTCCACCGTGTCGTTGGTGGTGGGGGTGTTCGGCGAAATGACCCGAAGCGACTTCGTGCCGGGGAGCCCTGCCGACGGCGCATCGGTGAAGCTGTCGACGGTCAGACCGGTCGCACCAGTTCCGGCCGTGATGACCACCCAGCCATCGATGCTGTTCTCGAATCCGGCATTGACCACCTTCGGGCCAGGGAATGCCTGCGCGCTGGTCAGGCACGGAATCCCGTTGGCCTGGCAGTAGTCCATGGCTTCGGTGACCTGAATCAGGGTGGGCGTGTCGGGGTTGCCGATCTGGTGCGCGTACGCGGTCAGGATCACAGGACGCTTGAGTACGTAGTCCTTCAGGATCCGCATGAACTGAGCGTGGGTGGTCTGGCTCCAGGGGAACCGGCCGTGACGGTAGTTCTCGATCTTCCCCGGCTCGTACATCCATTGACCAGCGGACGTCGAAGAGCCTGCAAATCCTTGCGACAGGCCGACCGAGGCGATCCGGTCGAACCGGCCGTACGACTCCTGATCGGTGGCCAGGTTGTGGGTGCCGAACGGGTACGCGTACGAGCGCACCTGGTAGCCGCCCCCGATGATCCCCTCCAGGGTCTGCTGGGAGGCCCACTGCGGGGCGCGGGTGACCGGTGTCAGCGTGGTCATATCTAGGTGGTCGGCGGAGTGCGCGCCGATCTCGTGGCCTTGCGCAACCATCGGCGCGATCGCTCCGGCCGTCATGTGTTGCGCAGTGCCGAGCAGATTGGTGGTCACATAGAAGGTGGCTTTTTGGCCTCGCGCGGCATGCATGTCGGCAACGCTCGGATGCGTGTCCCAGCCATCATCCCAGGTGAAGACGACGGCACCCTGTGCGTAGCGCGGCGACAACAGCGCCTCGCCCCCACCTCCACCACCGATGCAAGCTTCGACGGCATCACAGTCGATCTCGGCGACGTACGGCGAACCGGAGTTGCCGTTGCCGGTGATGGTGATCCCGTTGCCGCCTTCGAGCAGGCAGGCGCAGGAGGAGGATGCACAGCCGCAACGAGCCATCTTCGCAACCAATCCAGTCAGGTGTTCGGCGACCCGGCCCAAGGCTCAGCGATGCCCCTACAGGTTACCCGGAGGGAGTCGGGTCGGGAGTTGGGCTTGGCGGCTGAGCCGGCGCGCACTCAACCGTCTGGGTCGTGCCGTCGGTGAAGGTGAAGCGGAACGTCTGAAGTTGATCCCCCGTGCACTCCACAGACGTCACGCCCTTGCCCTCTGGCCCACGCTCTCCTTGCCCTCCAGGAGCGCCAGGGCTCCCTTCTGGTCCTATGGGACCTTGCGCTCCTGGAGATCCTTCAGGACCACCAGGCCCGCCCTGGCCGGGGCTGCCCTGTGATCCTGGTACGCCGGTCGCGTTGGCCCCTGGCTTTCCGGGTGGGCCGGAAGGTCCCGCTCTGCCTGGTACGCCGGTCGCGTTGGCCCCCGGCTTTCCGGAAGGACCCGATGGCCCCACCGGACCGACAGCTCCCTGGACGCCCTGTTCCCCGCGTGGCCCTTCGATCGTCTTCTGCTCGATCACCTTCTGCGCCCGCGTGCAGTACGCCGACACCTCCGGCACCTTCCGGGCACAAGCTCGGCGAATGCCCTGAGCAAGAGCTTTGGCGTCAGCTTGCTGCTGCTGGCCCTGGACCGTTGCCTGATCTGCGCGGGTAGCTTCTATGAGCTTCCCGCGCATGGCGTACCCGAAGATTCCAGCCAGAGCGATGAGGGACGTGGCGACCAGCAGCGCAGGCCACTTGACGCCCCTACGCTTCCGCATCGGACTCAGCTCTTTGTCGTCCTCTAAGTTCGTCATCGATACCTTCTGGTTCCGCAATCCCATGCTCGGCCAGGAGATCCCGCAACTCCGTGACAATCCGCCGGTAGACGCGCAGTAGCCTGTCGCGGTTCTCTTGGTACTGGATCTCTCGTTTGGACATGTCATCCGAATGGCGGCGCACCAGGGATATCGCGCCTGCCCCTGCGGTTACCAGTGTGGCGGCTGCCCCGATGATCGCCACGATATCCCCGCTAGTCACTCACGGTGCCTCTCTCGTAACGCTCGTATACAGTCGCTGTTGGTCAGGCAGTAACTGTTCCGGCGCTTATGCCGTCAGGGAGTTCCCCTCTCACGGTAGGTGATAGTTGCCGTGGACATGCAAACTGCGGGCACTGATCGCTCAGTGCCCGCAGTCATGAGCTGGTCCTACTCGCTCGCACCCGGCTGGGTCGCAGCGGCGTCGGCCTCCCGTAGCCGAGCCTTGATCTCGTCGGCGCTACCGCCCGCACTCAGATCGCGTTTCTTGGCTGTCTCGCGCAGCTCCGGAAACTCCATTTCGTCGTACTGGTCCGGGTCGCCAGCATCAGGCGTATCGCCATCAACGTCCGGATCGGGACTGCCCCCGTCGTATTCCGAGGGGAAGAGGTAGGCGTGAACCTCTTCCGGCACCAGGAACCCGCGCGCCTGGGAGCGGATCACGCTGGCCGGCAGACCGAGATGGTCGGCCGCCTCCAGAAGCTTGGTCGCCATCGCCCCGCGCGCCGCGCCAGGCAGGATCATCTTGACGTCAGTCATCAGCAGCTGCACTCCAGATTCACTCGTACGGCGAACTTCACCGGGCAGTCCATCGTGATGAGGATCGCTCGTTCCGCCAATAGCTCGACGAAGTTGGTACGGGTACGGAAAGCCTGCTCCAGCACGTCGGGCTGGAGCCACATGTCCGAGCGATAAATCTGGACCCCGGCCGTACCGTAGATCCAGGCTTCACCGTCAGGCGCTTCCACGCCAGTCGGCCCGGTGTTGACGCTGTACCCCGCACCGAAGGCCCAGCGAGTACCCAGCACAGTGGTGAGCTGCTTCGGGGTACCGATGGCCTGGAGCAGGTTGGAAGCGTACGGCGCGATCGTGCGTGGGGCGTGCAGTACGCCGACCCCGCAGTAGTTGTCGCCGAGCGCCTCCTCCAGCCGGCTGATCCCTTCCAGCAGGGGCACGGCGGTCAGGCCGGGATTCAGTACGACGGCCGCGTCCGGCGCGGTGTTGTCGGCCAGGTGAGGATCGTTGCCCATGTCCCCGGTCCAGAAGGTGTGCTCGACCGCGCGTTGCTCACACAGGTCGAGTGCCCGCCGGACGATAGTGGAGTACTCCTCCAGGGTCCGGCCGACCAACCCACACTGAACGCCGAGGTACTCGACGAACGGCGAGCCACCCATCTCGGGGAACTCCAGGGTGAACTCTTTGTCCACCCGGGCGACGTCGTCCGGACAGGTGATGGCCCAGCCCTGAGGCTGAGCGCAGGTCTCCGCCAGGAACGTGACGCCCTCGCCACCGAACATGCGCTGCATGGTTTCGGCGTCCAGCTCCGGGAAGCTGGCAGCGGAGTACAGACCACCGGCGTACCGCTCTACCGCCGGTGGGTCGATCACAGTCTTCGGAGGCAACGGCATGGCTGGTATCCCCTGGTCGTCTTGGCTTTCAGGACTGGGAAGGGTGGGCTGTCACGGAGGAGACAGCCCACCCCGGCCAGGGCTACGCGCAGACGGCCGCGACCTGAGCCCCGGTGTTGCCGTTGGCGCAGATCGGGACCTGGAAACGCATCGAACCGTTGCAGCGGTTGATCACGGTGAACGCCTGCTCGGTGAACAGCGCCGTGAACTTGTTCTGGGCGATCAGGGTGCTGTCGTAGATCGACTCCAGGGTGATCAGGTCGAGCATCGGCACGACCCAGGTACCCGCCTCGTAGAGCAGGAATTCGACGGTGTTCGGGTAGTCGACGACGGGAGTGAGGTCCGGCTCGACGCCGATCGGCTCCAGGTCCTGCCAGTCGTACACGAACCGGATCGCCACGCCACGGCTGGCGAACCAGGCCACGATGTCAGCGTCCGTCACCATCAGCGGGTTGCCGATGCCGCTCGGAGCGTTGCGGTTGGCGATGTCCGCCCGCAGGACGCCCTTCAGCCAGAACGGCGCGACCAGTTCCAGGATCGAGACGCTGCCCTCCTGGGCACGACGGCCCCGGTAGCGGTACGCCTGGATCTGAAGCTCGATCGCGTAGAGCACGTTCGAGACCGCGCCGTAGCCGGCCTGGGTGACAGAGCCGATGTTCTGCGAGCCGGCGGAGATCGCGGCCAGCTTGAACGCGTTCACGCGGTGGGCATGGGCGCACATCGCGCCCTGCATGAACTGCGCGACCGTCTCCGGGTACGTCTTGGACTGCATGATGTCGCCGGTGATGCACAGGCCGTCGACGTCGAGCCGTGCCTCGTCGAACTCGACGCACGGGATCTCCATGCAGGGCTTGTCCGGCCGGGGGTCGGCCATCATCTGCGCTTCGGTGAAGTGGAAGTACCCCGTGCCGGCGTAGATCGCGGCGAAGTCGATCCCCTTGGTCCAGCTCAGGCCACCACGCGGGGCGTTGACCTCGGGCACGGACAGGATGCCGTCGAGCGAACACGGCAGGTCGCACAGGTCGTACATGGTCTCCGACGGCGAGCACCAGCCGTTGGCGGCCAGGAGCGACCCACCCGGGAGACGGGACTGATCGGCAGCGAGCGCGAGGATCGCGGCGCTGTCGGCGTTCGGATCGTTGATCGTCAGCTCTTCCGGGAACTCGATCCGGAAGTTGGCCAGACCGTTGCGCTGCCGGAACGGCTGCCCGCTGGACTGCGCCGACGCGCTGAGCTGGCGGAGCTGCCCCTGGGACATCGCCCCGAAAGCCTGCATGCCCGCTCGGCCGAGGTCCTCCCACGACCCGTACATCTGGCCGGGCGTGACACCGGGTGCGCCGGCGGACGCCACGAGGGCTCCGCCGAAGGGCAGCTCACGGCCACCGGTCGTCGGCACCGGGCGCTGGGTCCGGGCGGCGATGCTGGCCAGGCTGACATGCGGACGTGGCCGGGCCGGCGGGGTGGAGGCCACGAGAGCGGGCTCCTGTGCCGGCTCGCCGGTCAGATCGACCACGGGCGCGTTGGCGACGTCGAGCGGCTCTCCGGCCGGGGTCTCACCCTCGGGCTCTTCGGCCGGGGTCTCACCCTCGGGCGTCTCGCCAGCCTCGGGCTCTTCGGCCGGGGTAGCGGTGTCGGTGGCCGGCGTCATCCGCGCGGCCAGAGCGGCGATCTGCTCGGCTTCGGCGGTCGCTGTGGCTGCGATGGTCTCGTTGGCGACGCGTACGGCCTCGACGGTCTCGACCAGGGTCTCCATGGTCGAGAGGTCGGCCGGGGAGCGCTCTTCGGCGTTCCGCAACGCGGTGAAGCTTTCGAGCGCCTCATTGCTCAGCGCCTCTGCGGTCTCAGCCGTCAAACGGCCGTCCGCGATGGCTGCGGCCAGGTAATCGGTGAGGTTGCCGCCCTCACGGGCAAGCTCGTCCAGAAGATTCTGGAGGGTGATCGGGTCCACGGTGTGCCCTCTCATCAAGAGTCGGATGGGTGCACCCGGCCCGAGGCACAGCGGCGAACGTTCAAGCACAGATTACCGCGTGGATCGGTGATTGCCGTAGGGCGATAGTTCGGGGTTGCTCCGTGTCGAGCCGTGCTGTACTGTTCTACATGTCAGCATGGCACTGCGAGAAAGGCACGAAAGATGACTCCGCTGGAAACGCTCCGGATCTACAAGAGGCTCACCCTGACCGGAGCGAATGCCCGTCTCGGATTGGCTCTTGAGATCAGGAAAGAAGCAAAGGCAACCGGGCTCCGGGTTTCGTACCGGAGCTACTTCGTGGGCATGCGCCGCGTCTTCGTGCTCGAAACGGTCTGACAGCGAAACGCCCCTCCCGATTGTGACCGGGAGGGGCGTTTCTGCCTCGATCAGTACAGCCACTGGATCTAAGCCGAGGGTACTACGGCCCCTGGTAGGTCGCGCTCGCGCGCCTGATCGATCGCGTCCCGCTCCGTGAGGTACTTGATCCCCTCCGGATCGTCGGTGATCTCGTACGTCTGGACCACCTTCATCGCGGCAGCCGCGCCGCCACCTCCACAGCCACAGCCCACAATTACTGCCCTCCGTTGATAGTCGCCATACGCGTGGCCAGCTTAGCCACACGCCGATCGATCTCAGCCGGAGTCGGCGCGATGCGCGCAGCCAGCTCCTCGATCATCTTGCTGTTGTCCGGGGCAACGTATCCGGCCGCCACCAGCGACAGCTGCCGCCCCTCGACCGACGCGACCATTGCGCGCGGTACCGGGAAGCCGGGTGAGTTCACGCCGAGCCCAGCGATCAATTCCAGGTTGCCCTGGTACGTCCGCCAGTCACCCGAGATCGGCGACCGGCGTAGCTCCTCGACGCGCTCACGCGGCGTGCCTGGAATGATCCGGCCGGCGACCTGGATCCCCCACTTGTCCTCCGTCGCCCGTACTACGGCGACCGCCACGGCGCTGTTGTCGTAGTGCGCGACCGCGCCCCGGACGCCGAGGCCGGTCGGACTGGCGTGCCCAGATCCCACGGTGAGCTTGCCGACCGGAAGGTCTTCCCCGGTGGAGAGCCGGACCGCGCCGGTGTGGAACAGGGAGTACCCGGTCTTGCTGTGCGGCGGCGTGACGCACATGTCCGAGAAGCCGGCGTGGCAAGAGGCCCAGCCGGCCAGGTGTCCGTAGACGTTGCCGTCGTCATCGATCGTGACCGCCGTCAGCTCTCCCAGCTCGCGCGGCATGAACTGGTCCCGCGTCATGACCCAGTCGGCGTCGGTCGTCAGATCGTGCTCTTGCAGACCCGGAGCCTCGTTGGCCCGCGTGTCCTCGGACAGCAACGCGCCGGCCATCAGGTACGGCGTCTTCAGCGCTGCGGCTTCCCGGCCGGGCCAAACGCCGAGCGCCCGGTGATGGAGGTTCGCACACGCGCCGCTGAGCTGGCCGGGGCCGATGTACTGCGCGAGGTTCCGCCGGCAGCGCTCGAAGTCGCCCTCGGTCCCCCAGCGGATCTTCGCCGCGCCCTCACCCAAGGTCCAGTACTGCGCGAGGTTCTCCGGGATCCGGGACGCGGCGAGCATCGCCTCCAGCTCGGTATCCGAGATCTGGTCCAGCGGCCGGGTCTCTCCCGGTACGTTCTGCTCGACGGAGACCGGCTCACCTTCCAGCAGCCACTCAGGAGGAGGCGGACCGAGGTAGACCTCAGCGCCGTCGAATGCTGGGATCGCGCAGAAGGTCGAGCCCCGCAGACGGATGGAGTTGTACTTCTCGTAGACGTTGCCCTCGGCATCCAGCTCCAGGGTGAACTGCGAGTCCAGCACGTCATCGCCGTCGATGCTCACGCCCCGGATCATCCGGGTCGCCATCAGCCCGATGACCTCCTCGACCTCAGGCGTGAGGGTTCCATCGGCGAAGGTGCCCCAGGCGCGGATGTTGTTGTCGAAGCGCCGAACCGCGTCCGCGTTGGCCACGACGACAGCGCCAGTGTGGCCACCCCAGTCCTCGCGCTGGAACCGGATCGGCAGCGGCATCGCCTGAGTGCGCATCGCTCCGGGGTACCAGAACCGGCGGTCTCCGGTGTAGGTGTCCTCTTGGCTGATCACGCCGTGCCACATCACCGGTGGTAGGTCGGCCAGCTCCTCGTCGGCAGCTACGGTCATCAGGTCCTCCTGTGTGCTCGCGGCGGCGAGGGCGTCGAACGGTACGAAGTTTGCAATCAGCTCATCATGCTGAGCCTTGGACATCACGAACATGCCACACCGGCAGCCGTAGAACTCCTGCGGTGGTGCGTCGAAATCAGCGGGGTGATCCAGGGGTGCGTCGCCGACGTCGAACGGCAGGGCGATCGCACGGACCTGTTCGTCGGCAGCTTTGTGCGTCGGCCGGACGCGCTCGTCATGTGTGGAGTGCCACTGCTTGATCCAGGGCTGCCCGGTGGCATGCTGCTGATCCAGGCCATAACGCAGCGTGGACGCGTTGAGCAGGCCAGTCGCGATCGCACGGGCATCGCGGGTGATGGAATTCCGCCACGTCTCGTGTCCGTGGCGACCCTCGCCGACGATCTTGTCCAGCTTGGCGCGCAAGGTCGCGAGTTGCTCGGCTTCGAGGTCGGGGTTGTGGAACAGTTTCTCGTCGAACCGATCGAGATCACGGGCGGCTCGGTTCACATCGGTAGCCGGCCGGTTCGCTTCCCGGGCCAGCCGGCGGTAGTCAGCGGCTTTGTCCGGCTCGGCGACGGCCAGCGCGGCGAAGCCCTTGGATCGCGCCCGGCTGGCGTTCAGCAGGAAGGCGTTGGCTTGCATCCTGACCCGACGGGCGTAGATCGCATCGGTATCAACCCGGCCCCTGTTCGGATCCAGGAGATCGGCCTCGATCGCGTGGATCTGCTCCCACAGGCTGAGCGTGAACGAGTCCAAGCTCAGCAGCTCGGCGACCAAGGTCCGCTGGTAGTCCGGACTCTGCCGGGAGTTCGCCGTCAGGGTGGCCGTGATGGCTTCCACAACCAGCTCGATAGTCCACTTGATCCGGGCGGAGATCTTGTCCCAAAGCTGATCCTTCGCCGTCGCGCTGGCATCGGTGTGCTGAGTCCGCCAGACCGAATCCGCTACCGGCTTAATCCATCGATTCAGCGCGGCCACCCATAGCCGCTGCGCTGCCTGCTCCAGACCGTTCCCGTTCGGCGGAGTGCCGGCGGCCAGCACCACAGTGCGCTCACCAAGGGTGTGCCGCCAGAGACCGGCGAAGGTCTCCGCCAGGGCTGCCTGGCCGACAGCTTCGAGCAAACGCTCTAGTTCGGCATGCTCGCGCTCTCGCTGGAACAGCAACCGGGCGAAGGGGTCAGCGACCATGGCGCACATCCCAGGGCAGAGAAACCCGATCGCCGGACACTCTCGGGATTAGATGCACGTGCATATGGAACACGGTCTGCGTAGCGGCTTCCCCCGCCGACGTGATCAGGTTGAGCCCTTCCTCTTCGCCCTCTTCGCCCTCTTCCGCTGCTAACTCGGCAGCGCGAGCGAAGACTCCAGCCGTCACGATCGGATCCTGTACGAAGTCTCTTACGTGAGCCCTGGGCACGATTAGTAGATGACCAGGCGTTACTGGATTGAGCGGCACGAAAGCGATTGCCTCCGGCCACTCCTCAACCATGTTCACGGGACTAGTGCCCGCGATGATCTGACAGAAGATGCAGTCCATCAGTCGATCCACTCGATCTCAGTCTTGCCCTGGTGTCCGTGGATCCGCTCGATCGCTTCGATGTTGTCCCAGCAGGCGAAGCTGGACGGCAGGCCGGGGTTACTCCAGCGCATGCTGACGGTCCCGTCCGGCCACTGAATGCCCTGCGCAACAACACCAGTCCCGGAGACCTTCGAGACGTCTTCGTGGCGGACCAAGATGAACCGGCGACCAACGGTGAGCCCGTTCGACGTACCGCCCGTTGGTCGCTGAAGCACGACGGTAACAATGTCGTTCCCACCGGTTGCGATCACGTCGTAATCGGTGCCGGCGATGGTGTTCTGATCTACCCAGTCGGACACGGTCATATGCCGTTCTATCCGACTCAGTTCCCGATGTCCGGGGAAGGGCTCGTGAGCGAATGGATCCTGTACTGTCGCCGGATCGTCGAAGCTCCAGCAGACGCACAGCTCCCCATCTTCGTTCCAGTAGAACGCAGCTCCATCCGGAAACGCGGTCTGAAGGCGGCTCATGCTGCGTACCTCGCGATGATCGGCCGGAGCCAGTCCGGGGTATGTGGCTCGCGACGCTCGATCAGCAGCCGGACATATTCGTCCAGGGCCGGAACCAAGCCGTCGGGCTCATGGCCCAGCATGATTTGACGTAGCGGAGCCCAGGCCCCCTCCAGCAGCGTGTCGATCCCGTGCCGGGACATCTGTGCGGCGACAACCGCGTTGGTGTGCAGTTCGTGGGCGGGGATCTCCAGGAGGCCCGAACGCTCGTTCCGTGGCGAACTGCCACGCATCCGCTTCCCGGCCAGCTCCAGTGCCCGCAGTACGGCCATCTCACAGAGGGGGTACAGGCCGTCAACCGAGCTGAGACAGCGATGCGTCGGCGCGATGGCGGCCGCCAGCTGCGGAATCTCCCGGTTGTTCTGTGGCAGCTCGGGAATCTGCTGGGTGTCGACGGCAGGAACCACAGCTGCACCGGCTACCGGGAGATCAACCAGGTTCGGCAGTTCGATGCCGGCGCACGGCCCGAAGGTCTGGATGTAATGCACGGCGTTGGCCGGGTCGGACTTCACCAGGGTCAGCATCAGCTGCCGGCAAGTGTCCTCCTCGGTCGGCTTATCCGCGTCGTCGAAGCCGGACTCGCGGTTCAGCGCGTCGTAGCCGATACCGCCCAGCTCGAAGACCTTCAGCGCCTGCTCGCTGCGATCCGGCCGCTGGATCAGCTGCGTGAGGTCGCGCCAGGCGAGGTACTCCTCGACGTCGGCCGGGTCGTGCCCGAGAGCGATCAGCCCCGGCCGGACGTACCCGACGGTGAGCGCGTGCACGATGATCATGACCAGGGTGTCGACCGGGCCCTTGAGCGTGGCCTCGTCGACCTGCCAGGCCCCCCAGTGATTCATGGAACCCATGCCGAGGATCTGCTCCGGCGGGAGATCCATGCTGCGGGCCATCCGGAGGATCGCGTCCTGGCGCTGAGCCGCCTCTTCGGCCTTGGCCGTGACCTCGAAGCGGATGTGCTGGACCTTGCCGATCGAGTCGTCCGGCACGCGGACCACGATCGGTACAACGGCGGCAGCGGAGTCGCGGTCACCGATCGGAGTCAGCATGGCGTCTGTCAGCTCGGCCACGAACGGGTCTTCGCCCTCGGCCAGCTTGCTGGTATCCGAAGCAGACATCAGGCTCATGGACTCCGGCACGAACAGCACACCCGCACCGGCCAGGCGAGAATCGATCCGGGCGGCGATCGACTGCGTGAGCCCCTTGATCTCGGCCAGCACCGGCAGCAGCGGCTTGCTCGACGAACGCGGCTCGGAGCGCCTGCGGGGGCTCGGCCGCCATACCCGGATCAGGATGTCTTCCGGCGTCAGCGTGTAGTTCTCGGTGCCGTCGTTGATCGTCCAGCCCTTCTGGCTGTACGACATCTCCTCGTTGCTGTAGGCGTCCCAGCGGGAGTTCCCCTCGGCGTCTTGCCGACCGACGATGAACGACTCGGCCGCGACGATCAGCTGGAAGGCTGCCCGGTACATGACCTGCTGCTGGCCGGTCGTTCCACCGGCGAAGCCGTTCACGAGGGCAGCGGCATCCTTGTCCAGCTGCGATGCCTGGACGGTATCGCCTTCGAGGGTGTACTCCTCGCCGTTGATGATGATCGGTTCGTCCACCCCGAGCACGTCCCGGCCAGCGACTAGCTGCACCTTTGAGACCGCCGTGGACAGCATCTCGACCGCCAGGGAGTACTCCCCGATCTCGTCCACGTACTCCCAGGACGCGGTTTGCCAGGGCAGCCCCTTGCCATTCTGCTTCGGCTTGTTCGGCCGCTTGATCTTCGGCCCGTTCAGGATCTGCACGGCCGCCGTGATGGCGCGGCCCTGGGAATCGTGGAACCGAATCAGCTCCGGGCTGCCGAACTCCGGACCGCTGGTCTCAGCGTCGAACACTTCATCGGTCACGGTCTGAGTGCCCTCCGGTCGAGTGGGGATGGAGATGAGGGCGGGTCATCAGTCGTCCAGGTTGTTCGCGGCCAGGCCGTAGAGGTAGCTGTAGGCCAGCCATAGGCCGACGCTACTCCAGATGGTGCCGAAGGCATCGAAGCCGCCGAACACAACAGAGACGATCACGGCGACCGGCAGGGCGAACCAGATCGACAGGCACCAGGGACAGGTGAACAAGACTGGTAGGTCGTCGCCGAAGACAGATCGCAGCGGCCGGCGGGCCAGGCGTTTCAGGGAACGGAACCGGCCGGGATGGCTGACTCCCTCGGCCCACATCCGCAGCGGTTCGGCGAGCACGTCCGAATTCACGAACCGGGTACTGCGGGCCACGATGAAGAAACCGAGCACCGTTGCGAGCCAGAACGGCATCAGTCACTCCCCATGGGCCGTATTCACTGTCACGTCAGATGGTACGGCAGACGTGCGACAGCCCCCGGGAGGATCGCCCCCGAGGGCTGCTGAGGAGAAACCGCGCTGTGGTGGAACCAGACTACGCCTGCGGGTTATCCGCGAGGGCCCGGCCTACGAGCCGGCTGAAGACGTGATCGCACTCGTGTCCGGGATTCAGCTCGCATTCGTAGGAGGAGATCCCGCGCACCTGTCGAGCACCGCAGACGTCCGACTGACTGGCGGCAGTGTCTTTCGCGCCAGAGCCTGGAATCTGTCCGTCGAGCAAGGCGCGGTTCTCCGCCTGCCGGTTCTGCTCCTCGGTCTGATCTTCCTCTTCCGGATCGTCGGCAAGATCCTCTGACCCTTCCAGGATCCATTCGGCCAGGTAGGTCAGGTCGCCGACCGAGGTCTCTCGTTTGACCAGGGTGGTCTTTATCCCGAACGGTCCTGTTACAACCCTCAGAAGATTGGCCGCTACGGAAAGCGCTTCCACGCGCTGTTGCTGGGATGGGCTCAGAGCTGTCTTCTCCGGAACCGTCTCGTTCGCGTCGGACGGGAACGGTACTGCGGTGTCGCCGGTCATTCGGGGATGTCCTCTCGTTGGACGCCGGTGACTAGCAGCAGCCACCTAGCAGGGGTAACGCACTCTTCGCCGGTCTCTTCGTCGATGTAGCGCAAGCCGCCAGGGTCGTACCGGTACTCCATCTCGGTCAGCTCGGCGCGGGGGAACCGATGGGAAAACGCGTGCCGGGCCATCTCCTCCATGAGGTCCGATAGCTCTTCGCGCCGTTCGACTCCGAGGGTCCAAGCCATCCCGACCTCAGGCACTAGCGATCACCCACGCGGTGCTGCCGACGGCGCACAGGGCCAGCAGCGGCGTCATGAACAGATTCTCGAAGTCGCCCCCGGTCCGCATCCGGCCGATCCGGTAGCAGCGCTGAGCCGGCCAGAAGACCGGCACTCCAGACACGGTGAGCATGTCACCCACGATATGCGTCACGCAGCCCAAGATCACAGCCCAGTAACAAAACTCCGGAAGGTGGGGGATGAACGCCATTCCCGCACTTAGTACCCCTACGCCTAGAACCGAGTGCGTCAGGGTCCGATGGCCGAAGACCGCGCTGATCAGTGTGGCCAGCATCCTGCCCGGCCAGCCGAAGGCCCGGGGAGCCATGGCGCTCGGGTGATCGAAGTCAGGGAGCAGGGCACAGGCTGCTACAAGAGGAATGAAGACCAAAACCTGTTCTGAGGGTAGGTGCACAGCCACCGCTACGGCAGATCCGGAGATTATTCCGGTCTGGAGATGGTTTCGGCCCATCATTTAGCAGCCTCCTTTAAGTACTCAACCGCAGCTAGCAGCCGCCTTGGGTCATCTCTGAACATCCCGAGGCCGGTGTTACACGAAGAGCACAAAACTCCGCGAATGCACTCCCCGCAGGTCTTGTTGTTGTCGGCACAGCATGCGTGGTCATGATCGATATGAGCCGAACGAAGAGTTACCTCTTCTCGACATATAGCGCACTCGAACCCCGCAGACGTGATCAGGTCTTCTACTCCACCTGGCGAGAGATTGAACTTCGTTCGCCTCCGATACTCGCGGTGGTACGCCCGATAACCCTCTGTGCCCGAGATCCGTTTCCGACGTTTAGCAGAAACCTCTCGCTGGGCGATACGGCACAGGGCGTAGCGAAACCCACGGGAGTTTTTCACGAACGCGACAGGCACTAGCCCGCATCTTGAACAGGTACCTGTGGAGGTCTCATGATCTACGCCCGTCACCCGATGCCAGGTGTCTGTACTCACGAGACCATCTCCAGGCTGGCCAGGATGAGTGTGACTCCTCCACCGACGAACGCCAGGGCGCAGAGTCCGAGCACGATCAGGTACTGCCGATCGTTCACATGGCTTCGCCAATCGCGAGCCAGCCATAACGCGGAAGCTATAGCCCAAGCGCCGGCTACGGCCGCTGCGATCGGTAGCCACTCGCGGGTCAGAGTCCAGGAATCGTTCACAAACCCACAGTACCACGGATCGATGTCACATCTACGGAGAGTGCACGCTCCCGGGTGGTACGGCCGGGGGCTCCGTCAGGTACGCCCCACGCTCAGCCGGGAGGTACGGGAGGTACGTACCTCCCGGAGACCATTTGAAAACGAGAAATCCGACACGCCCGTACCTCACGCTTTTGTAAGCAAGCGTGATTATGACTACTTTAAGTTACTTCTGTAACTCTCTGTTTATATTTTAACTAAACTTACTTAAAATCTCAAAGTTGAAATCTTCCCCGGGTGGTACGCCGTACCGCTCGTACCACCCGGGACCGCCCGTACTGGACCAGACGTGATTTTGGCTACGGACAGTGAGGAAACAGCGAACCGCCCTGCCGAAGAGTCGTCGGCAGGGCGGTTCTGGATCGGAGCTTACTGCTTGGTATCCCGAAAGTCGTAGCTGTAGCGGTGCGTTGGGCTCTCCATCACGACCGGCCCGTCCTTGCGCTGCCGATGCATCGCGCGATGGTTGGGGACTCCCATATGCCGGATCCTTTTGCCTTCGCAGAACCGGCAGACCCACACCGACACCTAGACCACCTGCTTCAGAATCGCCCTGGCCAGTACCGGCGGGATGGCGTTGCCCACCTGCTGGTACTGCTGGGTTTTAGTGCCCTGCCACGGATAGTCAGTAGGGAAGGTCTGAAGCACGGCAGCTTCCTGGACAGTGAGCCGCTGTACGCACCCAGTAGCTTTGGCGATGCGGATATCTGGTTCTCCGTTGTGGAAGACGAAACTAGCCATGTCGTTTCCGAATGCCAAGGTAGGTGCAGGCTGTGCGGCGTGGCGGTGTGTGGCGTTCGGCTGGGTGCTGGATGACAACCATGCGGTAGTGCCCAACGCCCCGGCCAGGCTCACCCAGGACGGCATGCCTTCGTCTAGGCGTTCTGGGGTTCGATTGTGGTACTTGCTGTGTGTCGGGGTCGGGAGGTGGGCCTCACCGTCCAGACGAGCGATAAGCACCGCGCGCTTGCGGGTCTGGGGAGCGCCGTACTGCTCAGCGTGAAGGATGCCCACCGCAACGGAGTATCCCAGCTCGCGGAGCACCTCGGCGTACGCCTGCCACACCGGCAGCACTGCGGGCACCTGTTCCAGCACGATGGCCCGGAAGGGCTGCCTGAGCTTCACGGCAGCGAGGATGTAACGCATGGGCTCCAGCACCAGCCCGGTGCGCTTGTCATCAAACAGCGCGTACCGAATCCACTGGGTCTGGTCCCGCCAGCTCCCCGCCTTGGCCGCCTTCACGAGGTAGTCCAGCTCATCCAGCACGAGGTCTAGAGCCTTGCGGCCCGCGCCCTTACCGGCGGCGCTGAAGGTCTGGCACGGCGGCCCGGCCTTCAGCAGCTTGTAGCCGTGGCCGGGCAGAAGCGTCGCCTGTGTCACGTCCTGACGTTGGACGTGGAGCCCAGCGGCCTCAGCCGTGTCGGCGGCAGCGCTGTTGTTCTCGATGCCGGTAGTCCGGATACCCAGCTCCGCATCGTGGAACTCCCAACCGCCGACGCCTGAGAACAGGCCCAGAGCCGCAATCACGCCGCTCACTTGGAAGCCTCGGCCCAACCACGACGCATACCCTTGGCGCAGGCGTTCTGCAACTCGGTGTTATCGGGATAGAGCAGGCGGGCCCGGTTGTCGGCGTTGGAAGGCTCCCCGTTCTTGTAGAGGGCGAACGCCCGGTCATACCCACGGGCCTCGGCGGCTTCGATCTGTGTCTGCGGCGTCATGTGACAAGTAAAGCATGTCAGTGAGACCCGTGTCAACACCTAAGTGTCGGGAAGATTCAATGACATGCTTTACTTGACACTCCCCTTGGTCCTCTGTAGTGTTCTACCTGTCAGCAAGAAACGACGGAAGGCACGACGATGAACCAGCACCTCGTTCGGGGCACCAAGATCCAGACGGTCTACGGGTCGGCCACGATCACCCGGAAGCCTGATGAGGATGGCGTGATGGGCATCCGCTACGAGGCCGGCGACTACTGGACCCTCGACACCAACTCGGAGCAGTTCACAGTGACGGAGCCGGCCGAATGAGCCTCTTCAGGACGTACCAGGTCCAGTGTGACGGCGTGGGCCTGGCGCTCCGCCTGAATCGATCCGTCGCCCCAGGCCATTTCGATTTCAGCTTCGGCAAGCCGACCAGCACCAAGGCACGGACGGCCGCCAAGCAGCAGGGCTGGGTCCGCCAGTCCCGTCAGATGCCGATCTTCCGCAACGAGCCGGCGGGTGAGACGGGCACGATCAAGTACGACCTGTGCCCAGCGTGCGCCAGCCATCTCCCTCTCTGATCGGGCAGCAGTCCACCCGGCCTACGGGCCGGGACCTCAGCCACCCGGCTGGACATCCCCACGGAAGGCACGACCATGGCAGTGACCCAGAACGACCGGAACGCGCTGATCCTCGTCGACAGGGACGAGGACGTCTTCATGCTCACCCAGAAAGACGGCTCGCCGTTCGTCGTGGCGCGGATGCAGCCCGCCCAAGAGCGGTACTGGCTGGACAGGGACGAGCGCCGCGCCATGATCGCGTGGCTCCAGGCGATCGATGCTGACGTTCCGACCCAGGACCGACCGGAGGACCACCCGATGCCGACCACGGCCGACGTGGTCAGCGAGCAGCTCCGTACGCCGGCTGACTGGGTTGGCGAGTGGGCGAAAAACCCGAATCATTCCTGACCTGTAGTACTTGACAGGTAGAGCCCAAGATGAGAGGCTCTACCTGTCAGCAAGAAACGCCGCACCGAGGAGTCTGGGATGCCCATCACGAAGACCCGCACCGAGAACCACACCAAGTACACGGCCTCGAACGGCGAACTACTGGCCAGCGTTCACCAGCGCGCCGATAACGGCCTGTGGATGTTCATGAACTTCATCGGCGGAGTTGTCCGGACCAACGAGCACGAGAGCCGGTACACCGCCGAATGTGAGGCGGATGATCAGTTCGGTCTGGCACTCGTATCTCAGCCAGCCTTCCCCAAAGGCACGCCGGAGTACGCAGCGTACGAGGCTCAACTCCGTATCGAGCTGGCCAAGTTCGTTGCCGGCGAAGCTCCGTACGGCTTCACCAATGACACCCTGATCGAGGATGCCGTCAGGAACGCCTCAGTTCGTATCCCGAGCTTCGATGATCTGGTCACCGATCTGAGCAAGGCTCTGGACAAGTACGGCGACCGCGATCCCGACCCGGAAGGCGGGGCCGTGGCTCAGCTGACGATCGCCGCCCGCGCGCTGCTCGATCATCTCCAGGGCTGAGCTACACACTTACACGGTCCGGGCGGCCGGGATCCCCTCTCCCGGCCGCCACAAGCGGCAGCACACGCTTCCCGCGAAGCGTGACGCACTTCGCTACACGCTTCACCAACACGCTCTACACGCTTACCAACACACTTCAGGAGAGCACCATGATCATTCGAGCTACCGCAGCCCACTGGGAGTCCCTCACCGACGCCCGCCGTCCCAAGCGTGTCAGGAACAGGCGCGAGATCCGCAACGGCCGCCGCGCTGAGACGGGACGCTGAGACGATGAAACTCAAAATGGACTTCATCATTCAGGTGGAACGGGATGAGTTCGGTAGCGCCCCAGTCCGGCTTCTGAGTGTCGGTCCACTTCTTCTGAGACGTCCACCAACACTGTGGACTTCTCAGAAGAAGTGGACCGGATCGCAGCGCTTCACCCCGATGGCGCAAAGATCCGAATCACCCTTGAGACGGTGGTCTGACAAGAATCATGTGAAACGAGAGACGCCCCGTGCCAGTGGCACGGGG